CCTTGCTAACGTAACGTATGTATGCATGACATGCATGTGTGCTATGTGTATATGCTTATGCTTAGTCATGCAATAGTGCGCATATGCAGGGATAAAGCATGATGCTGTATGCATTCTGCTTATGTCACGCCTAAGATGCAAGCATAGGCACACCTTACGCTTAGCACTCTGCTCTACCCTTCTCCCTATACAGCATGAGCATGAGAACGGGCAGTAAGAAGGGGTGCCACACTAGCAAGTAGTGTGCACATGAGCCCTCTATATGCGCCCCTCTATGGAAGGCCTCTATATGCGGCCCCCCATATAAGCCTTTCTATATGAAGCCTTTCTAGGATATCCCTATATACGACTTCCTTTGTCTTGATTCCCCCATACTGCACTGTTCCCGTCCTGTATGCAGCAATTGGATAAGATTCTTTTTGTTCGAGCCTAGCGTGTATGAAGATTCTTGTTTTGCTATGGTATGATACACTGACATAGGGTAGACTACGTCTAGACCAAACAAACGGAGGAGGATAACGCCATGCGCGCGCCCAGATACCAGCACTCGACAAAAGTCAGCAAAGCTTACCTCGCGCGTATCGAAGCCGAGCGCCTCGCGTCCCTCACGCCAGAAGATCGCGCACGCCAGAACGAATGGGCAGAGCACCTCGCCACCCTCACGGCAGCCGGGCACAAGTTCGGCCCGCCGGAGGAGCCACGCGCCGGAGTCGGAGACGACTGGGCCGACGATCAGTGGCGGCAGATGACCAAACCCGTGGAGACCGACCACGCCGATCCCGACAACGACTGACCAAGCAAACGGAAACTGACGGAAGGGGATGCCATGAAGGCAACAGACCAACCCGACACCTTCTCAATTCGCACAACTGAGATTGTGGTCGAGGGCTACAAACTCCTCATTTGGGGGTATCGCGACGCTTCGGGGCTACTGTGGACGGGCACGGCTCAGGGTGCTACCGACGCAGCACGGCAGGCTGCCGCATTTGGCTACCATGAAGGCCGCTCTCTCACTCTTTACTCCTACTGACAAGACCCACCCAGCCAAGGGAGACGTGATGACCGCACAGCACAAGACCGATAAGGCCGAAAGGCTGGCCGCTTTTGCGGCAGCACTCGCCAAATGGCAAGCACTTGATTCGCGCTCAGAGCTAGGCTCCTCCATGCTGCGCTTCACTCGCCACAACAACACGCCAGTTCAACACAAGGAAACGCCATGACTCCCACCCCGTTCACCGATCAAGCACTTGAATACGTCGACAATATGGACTACATGACCAGCGATGAATTGACCTTGTGCTTCAAGCTATACGCCGACGCAGGGCGCGCCGATGCGAACGTAGCGCAGGCAGACGCAGAATTGGACTATGCCGAAGCATTCTTGGACGGGCGCGATGCCGTATCCCAAATACGTTCGATTATCCGCAACGCAAACGCCCGCAGGGCACACACCGAGCGCGCCAGCGACCTTACCTTTGAAGACTATGTCTATCCGCGTGGATGGCGTCCGGGAAGCCTCGGATGAAGACTTACATCGTAACCCTGTGGACAACGGCGGGCCACCAGATTCGTACCATCGTTTATGTGAACAAGGGGGGGAGCCCAGAAGCGCGAGCGAAGATGCTTCGCTCGGAGTACGCACTCCAGCCAAACAGAGTGAGAGTTGAGGAGCGATGAAGGCATCACAATATGTATACGGCAGGCACATACGAGACACCAACGCGGAAAGCTGCTGGAACGTTGCCACGTGTCACACCACTGGCGACGCAGCACTGATAGCAGCACTCCTCAACGATCACGCCGAAGCAACGGATGGACCCGTGCGGTATGGGACCACAACGAGCAAGCTGGCACCTTACAAGTACGAGGGGGGGGGCGTTCTGATCAACAGGAAGTATAGCGGATTTATCGGCAGGCTTTGAAGGCCCAAGCGATACCCGCAACACTCCCGCAGGAGCCCCGTAGGGCGGCGCGTAAAGCGCAAGCGGCGAGGTAGGCTCTACACACAACAGCCACGAGACAGGAGCGCACACCATGAAGCTCGACGCACGCACCTTCGAACAAGCCGCTCTCTGGGCCGCTTACTCGGCCCCCGGTGCCGACTGGCGCAAGCTGGACGCACGCAGCGAGCTAGGCGCATCAATGCAGCTCGCTACCGTGAGACTGCGTGACGCAATGCCGGCCGCAGTTCAGACCGTCGCCTACGTTGAGGTAGTTCAATGATCGCCACGCAGTACACGACTGACACGAGACAAAAGGAGCGGGAACGATGATGTACAAGAACCGCACGTGGTGTATCTACGACGCGTCAGAACTGACGCCCGAAGAACTGGCCGAGAAGCTAACGCAGCACACCTGGACGACCTGCACCGCGTTTCAGCGTGGCCCGGTGTTGTACCTGAACGACAGCACCAGCGAAGACGGCGCATTCGAGTGTGCCATGGTGGAGGTCTTCGTACAGCACTCTGATACGGAGGTCTCTGGCATACAGTTTGAAAGCGTAACCTTCGGCTGGATGACGGAATTGAAGGCCGCTTGTCTAATCCGCAGGTATGACGACGCCGACGAACGGGAGAAGCTCGCCGCAGACTTTGGGAGCAACGTAACGGCCAAACTGCACGCTCCGGGCAACTACTGCCCCGCGTGCGCATAACGGAGGTATGAACGATGAGCAAGCATACACCCGGACCGTGGACAGCCAGAGAAGCCTACGACAACGGCGAGCCCTGCGGCATGGTGATTGGGCCGATGGAGTATGACCTTGTGATGAGTCTTGAAGACGAGAACATCGCGAACGCCAAACTTATTGCTCTTGCTCCGGCCATGTTCGATGCGCTGCTCGCACTCCTGACGGCCCGCAAGGAGTCAACAGAAGCCTTCCGGCGGCGGAGCTACAAGCCAGACGTGCAGACTGTGTTTGATCTTGTCGAGCGCGAAGCGGGGGAGGAATAGACAGTGACTCTTGAGGAAGTAATCGCCCGCAGTCTGCCCGCGACCATAGAGTATCGAGGCACCCTCGCGGTCTTTACCATCGACTACCTGCCGGACAATTCACCTAGCGAACGGTTCCGCGCACGGAACGGGCCGCCCTTTGCGGGAATGGTATTCGGCCCCGGCGGAGAGCACACGCCGCAGGACGGCTGGCAGCTAAAGAACGCTTGACTACACCATGCGATGTGCTGTAGAATTGACTAACGCAAACGGAGGGAACGGGCATGAATCTGGGACCGGCATGTAAAGCGTATGACGCCATCCACCACCGCCAATATGTGAAGACGTTCTATGCAGACGCAGCCCTCGCTGAGAAGGATTGCATTATTGAGGAGCTGGGGGCTGAACTTGATGAAGCCCTGGCTAAGGCCGCCGTGGTCGCCGCCCAGGCGGCCCGATGAGGATCGCTCTCATCGAAGCCCATCCAACCATGTTCCCCAGCGAGGAGTACATCGGCAAGGGCAAGCAGGCCAGGCTCGACATCGCCATTGATGCGACTGCCGTAAAGGGCAAGGCGGAGATGCCGACACCGAGGCCCCAGCAGATGCCGGGGCAAATCGGAATGGCCGACAAAGAGTGAGGGCCGGGGGCGCAACCCCCCAGCCCTCTGTCCACCCAGCCAAGAGCAGACAGTTTGAGAGTCTACACCCAGCCAAGAGGAGACACAATGTTCAGGATTACCGTATACGCCGCCCTGCTGCTCGCCGCAGCCCTCGCGCTGCGCCAGCTTGACGGCAGCCTCCCGCAAGTCATCCCCCTCGCTTTCGCGCTAGTTGTCGTGCCGCTAGTGGCGCTTCACCTTCTCCTGAAGGACGTGACCTCGTGACTGCCACCGCCACACCCACAGCCACCTACTGCCCCAACTGCGCAGCTAACGCCGATCAGTCCCGGCACTCAGACCAGAGAGGAGATTGGGGAGCCGCAGACGATGTAGTTATCTGCAACAACTGCAACACCACTTACGGACACGCTGTCACCGTAGGCTATTTTATCGAGGAATACGAGGCGACGCCATGAGCGCCGTAGAGGAGTACCGGGAGTCAGGCGAGTGCATCTATCACGACATGGAGGCAACTGTGAGCACCACATATATCAACAGGGAAGAGGCCGGAGTTTCGGTGCGCCCTTCCAACCTCGACGAGGTACACGTAAGCGTCACGACGAGCAGCACGCATGTCCTTTCATATGGTAAGGCCATGCGCATGTACTTTGACATCGACTCAGGAGACGCGCTAGATGATCTCATTGCGGTGCTGATCGAGGCTCGTGGCGTCGTGGCCATTGAGGCTAATCGGCGGTGGACCGAAGAGATCAAGGAAGACGCTGATAGCGAGTTGGTCGGCAATCCGAAAGAAGAGGCGGCGTGATGACCTATGAGGAGTATCTCGACGAGAAGGCGTGGAACCTTTTTCAAGAGCACATGCACGCCTTAGAGGTCGAGGAGGCCGAGAAGGATCGCATCATAGACGAGGCCCTACTTGAGGAGGAATGTCCGACCTGCTTCGGTCACGGAGGCTGCGCCGATTGCATGAACGAGGACTCTTCCGACGATTGCGCTGTGCCGATATGTTGACGTGTAGACAGTGCAAAGATCGGGTCTGCCCCGACATGGGGAGCGGCGGGCCGGGCTGTGAGGACTTCACCAGCGAGGCCATCGAGGAGGAGCCCACGGAGTGGCAGCCCACGCTTGAGGACTACGGGGAGCTTGAGGCTCGTTACGAGGACATCACAGAGGACCTAGGCCGTGCGAATGCACGTATCGCGGGATTTGAGAACGCCATAGCCGAGCTGGTGCGATGGGCACAGGACGAGCGGCCATGATTTGGCTCTATATCGCCATCCTCATAATCGGCTGGCGAATCTTCGTCGGCCGCTACAACTGAAACACCCAGCCAGGGGAGCGAACCATGGAAACGATGTATAAAAATGCACCACCAATCGAAGAGACCGAACCGGAATTCTGTAAGCGCAAGATGCAGGACCGGGGTGTCTTCATCGGCGAGCAGAAGGCCACGATCCTTAAGCTGAGGCGCGCTCTTGGAGCCATCGAAGAGATATTGGATGAGGTGCTCGCGTGAAAGACCCGCTCACCAGCACGCGCACCACGACCGGCCGAGGCGGCGGTACCTATGGGTCGCCCACCGGCACGGCGAAAGCACGCGGCGGCGCACACGTCCTGTATGTGCCCATCGAGCGCCGCTGTGGGTGTGGGAACCTCCTCAGCGGTTACAATCTTGAGACGAGCTGCGAGCTGTGCCTGAAGAGGCAGAGGCGGGCCGAGGCGAGCCCCAGGCCCAAGGGTGGGTCTATCGTGCCCGAGGTGAGGGAGCGCCTACTGTCCCACCCCGACTTCACCGACTACTACGGATACTATGGGAGCCAGGGCTGGTCGGAGAAGAAGGTAAGCTGTGCCATGAGCGCCGCTAAGCGGTATTTCGGCCGAAGAGGCGTGATGCTGGTTTCCAAGCGTGGCTCAGGTTACAAACTACAGGGAGAGACGCCGTGAGCGACGCAGTACACGCATGGGAGAACAGCCACGTCGAGGTCTACTCAGATGAGCTTGTTGCGCTGGGAAACGCCATGGAGGACGAGCTTGTAGCCCGCATCGCCGCGCTGGAGGCCAAGCTGACGTGGGCAATGGGGCTCAATGCCTGTATCGAGCATGCTCGTGCAGAACGGGCCGAGGCCGAGCTGGCCGCGCTGCGGGAGATGCTGACACATACCTGCGGGAACTGTCGCAAGTGGACCACCAACCTCTGCGCCGTGGCGTGGAAGGATGGTGACGAATCTTGGGTTGGAGCAGGCGACCACGACGACTATTGCCCTTATTGGCAGCCACGCAAGGAGTGAGCGAACGCAACGCTACTTGACACCTGAGTACCACTAGGATTACACTGCACGAGACAGAGGGCGATCAAGGAGGTGATGTAATGCCGAGGCCGAGAGTTACCGTAGATGATGTCCCCGGAGAACTCTACGTGAATGGGAGACAGGTTTGCCTTAAGTTCAAAATCAGTCCCCAATATCTAGGGACCCTAAAGCACATGGAGGGCTTCCCTTACCTGACGATTCCCGGCGGGGAGGCACGCTATCTCATTTCTGAACTAAGGGAGTGGATGAGTACCCGGGGCGAAGAAGACAAAGAGCGTAAGCGACCGGCGCAAGTGGCCCGAGCTGAAGCTGCGCGCGACGCCATCGGTAAGAACGGAAAAGAATAGGAGGGGAGATGTGCCAAGCGATTCAACTGATTCAACTGCCGCCTGTATGCACTGTGGGACTGAGCTTGACCTGATGCCAGTGGTCACGTTCGAGGGGTACGTCTGTGGGGGTTGTAAGACGGATGTAACGCTAAGACTGCCCGATGCGGTGCTGACAGTCACACTCGCAGCCTGACGAATCGAGGGGCTGGGGGATCGCTCTCCCAGCCCCTTTCTCTGCCCCAATACCTACTCCAAGCCACCAGTACCCTATGGAGCCCTCAAGTCGCCGCCTTGGTGCTCGAAACAGCCCCTTTTGCGGCTCCTGTGGGCCCAGAAGTGGGTCCTCGTCCGGTACGGAAGAGGTAGAGGTAACAAGTGGTGGCCGAACACGCTTTTACCTCTTCATACGGTCGATTCTTCTTCTCAACGCTGCCATCACTGAGCCGCCAGTCAAACTCGTGCCCGCCCTGACAGCTCCAGCAGAAGTGCCGGATCGCTTGTCCCCGCGTGAGGCGCTTTCCCGTCAGGTTCCCGTAACCAGATGACACGGTGTCGAAGTCTTCGACCACATAGCCAGTGGTGACTCTCACCTTAGGCTTGCGTGTGCGTGTTGCCAATGGTATTCAGCTCCTTCCAGGGCGATACCGGGTTCTTGGTCCATCAGCTCCAGCATCCACGACAGTTTCTCAATCTGTCTTGCAAGAGAAGCAATCCTACTTTGGTAGTTAGCGGTATTCCGTGGCGCTCTGACTTTCGGCCAGAGAGTGGGCGGAGTACCCCCGTGTGTGAGTGCATCCATTCCTAACTCCCAATCTTGAGGCGACTTTGGAGGCCGCTGGTTATGCGATGCAGGGAGGACTCCTCTGACCGCAGGAGCTTCATCTCAAATTCTAGATCGCCGATTTCCTCCTCATCTTCCGCCGCCATAATCCTGAAGCGCAGGTTGCGCTTCTCAAGGTAGAGTTGGGTCAGTTCACCGATGGCCCACCCCAGAGCCTTGTCTGACTGATCTATGGACGCCGCCGCACTGTCCTCTGGCGTAAGATAGGCGCTAAGTCCCTCATTCATCGAATAGGCTCCTGATGTAGTCGTGGTACGAGGCTCCTGCCGTAGCAAGTTGACCCAGCACCCGGTGGTCGCCCTCGTGGGCGAGGTCGTGGTCCCTCCTGCACAGGGGCACCATCTCTAGCAAGCCATCCCCGGCACCCTTGCCCTTGCGCACTGGAAAGTGATGAGGATCACCAGACGGCCCGCCGCAGATGAGGCATGGCTGCCTCCGGGTCCAGTTCCGGTTAGCCCTATCCTGCGAGGTCAACAACGACCTCCTGCTTGTCGAGCAGGCGTAAATGGTGCTCCCAGGTACGCTGAGCGTTTTGCCACGCACGAGATTTTGAGACTGGCGGAAAGGCTAGGCTCGGTGGATGGTGTCACGGAAAGTGTCACGGCTTCTTCCAGCGGGACGGGGCGAAGTGGCATCGCTCTTGTGCCGGACGACCCATGCATCCGTTGGGCCTACCTTGCACGTTGTCCCACCACACCGCGCAGTTCCCGCAGCACTCCAGCCTCTCGTTCTCGACGCTGAGTTCGTTGTACTTGCTGCTGAGATTCCTCATCGCTTGGCGAAGTTCATCGACCTCGTCCGTATCATTCTCAGCCACGCATATGGCGCAGTCTTCCTCGTGCCACTCTCCATGTGGGCAGCTCATATCAAGCCCTTCTCTCCTAGTTTCCATTGCAGTCTTGCGATCTCGGCCTCTAGCTCGTCAACCTGCCGCTCTAGCTCAGCGACGCGGGCAAGGGCACGTCGATACGGCGAATCAACAGGAGCGTCGTCATAACTACCCATCATCATCCTCGCTCTCTGAGTGGAACACTACGATTGCGCTTGGGAACGGCGCTCTATCCGACTTGCCTTCCTGCTCGAAGTACACCCGGCCTCGGAGGAATGTGATCTCGCCCTTCATGCAATAGTCGTGCCACCACGCGGTATCGGTGCGGGACGGAAGAAGGCATACGACCATCGCGCCCCTCTCGGCCGACTCATACGCCTTCCGGACCCACTTGATGATCTGGCGACCGTAGGGAGGATTCATGAACACGCGCCCAGTCCATACCTGCGACAGGCCGTCCTCGAAATACGTGTAGTAGGTGGCGCACTTCGCGTTGTCATGCGTAGCGCAGGGGTCAAGCGTGAACGGGCCGTACTTCGCGTCCAGGTCGTCGAATAGGTCCTGCGGAGTGGCCCACTCCGGGGTCGTGCTCGTCATCATGCCCGGGTTAATGCTCACTCCCCCACCCCCAGCGCCGCCGCGATCTCCCGCGCCGCCTGCCCACTCTTCACCATCTCGCCAGTGAATCTGAGGACGGTCCAGCCCATGAGCGCGGCGAGGTTGTACTTAGTGCAGTCCAGAGCGAATCCGGCGGGCCTCTGGTGGCGACCGCGGATGTACTGGCCGCCCTCGACCTCGACGGCGAGCATGTGATCGGGATAGGCCATGTCGAATCTGAAGCGGCGGATGTGGTGGAATCGGTACTCCCGCTCCGGCACCGGCAGGCCAAGTTTAGCGAGGTCTGCTAATAGCAGATCCTCTAGCGCCGTGCTCTTGGCCTTGCGGATGAGCGCGGCCGCCTGGGTCACGGTGACGGCGCTCACGTCTCGCTCCCTTCCTCGGCGCGGGCGGTCCATTGGTTGCAGCAGAAGTCGGGATGAACGCATCCCCACGTCCGGTACGGCTCGCATGCCCTCCCCTGGCATACGCATTCCTTACAGCGACGGTTATCCCGCTCCGCCAGCTCGGCCTCGGCCTGCTCGGCGCGGTCCTTATAGTGGCACATATCCGTATAGCAGGCGTCGAAGTAGCCAATCCACTCCTCGTTCTCCGCCTCCAGTTCGGCAATGCGCCTGTCCTTCAGGGCAGCCTCCTGCCGAAACCTGCGACTCTCTGAATGTGGCTCGTTGTATCCAGGTCCGCTCATGGCACTCTCCTCTACCTTCGTAGTCACTCTTCGAAGCGGCAATATTTTGGGACCCAGGGCAATGAGACGATGCCAACGCGTCCGTGCCTGTTCTTAGCGACGTGAATATCCACTGACTTGCTTCCGCCGAAGTCATCCTTGTTGGGCTGAGACAACAGCCAAACTTGGTCGGCGTCCTGTTCGAGCGAGCCCGACTCACGGAGCTGGCTGAGCTTTGGCTTGCCGTCACCCAAGGGGGACTCACTCTCCCGGTTGAGCTGGCTCAGTGCCAATACGGGGCAGTGCAGCTCGCGAGCGAGAGCCTTCAGCTCTCTGGAGAAAGAAGACACCTCAAGGTAGCGACTCTCCGGCCTGCCCCCGTGAGTGAGGAGCTGGAGGTAGTCCACCACGATCAGCTTGACCTGCTTGCGGGCCGCTAGCTGCCGGGCGCGACTCTTGAGTGACAGGAGGGTAAGCGAGGGGTTGTCGATGACCTCCATGTCCAGCGCCGTGACCGCATCGTGGCCCTGCATGAGCCGAGAGAGCTGCTCCGGCCCGAGGTTGCGAGAGCGCACGCTGGTAAGGCCAACGTTGGCGATGCTGCATAGCATCCTCTCGGTTAGCTCCGCCTTGCTCATCTCCAGGCTGAAGAAGGCCACGGTGCCGTTAGCTGCAACGTTGCGGGCGATGTTCAGAGCAAGAGAAGTCTTGCCAATGCCGGGCCTGGCCCCGATGATGATAAGGTTGCCGTTATACATACCGGTGGTCTGGCCATCGAGGGTCTTGAAACCAGTGCTCACGGTGTCGGGGGGCTTGCCCTCAAGGCACTCGTCTAAGATTTCCGAGGCCACGCTCTTTAGCGACTGCGTGTCGCTTGCCACGTTGGGGCGCAGCTTGTAGACTAGGGCCTCGGCCGCGTCCAGAAGGGTGTTGGGCTGCTCGGTGTGCCCGTGGCCCATCTCAACGATCTCGTACCCCGCCTTTATGAGGGCGCGCTGGGTGGAGGTCGTCTTGATGATGTTGGCGTACTGGGTGGCGTTGGTCGCCGATGGTACATAGTCTGCCAGCGTGTGAATGTACTCACTCTGGGCGGGGAGCCGGGCACTGATGGTGACTGTATCCACGCCCTCAGTGTTGCTTACCCAGGCACCAAGGATGGAGGTGAAGATTTCCCTGTTGGTGATCTTGTAAAAGTCCTCCGCTTCCACCAGGTCGCTTACCGCACCTATGGCTGCGGGATTGACTAGCATGGCCCCCAAGATTGCCTGCTCTGCTCCAAGATCGAAGGGCGGGAGCTGGGTCGTGGGGGTCAAGCCTCGCCCCTATCGGCCCAGCGGTTGCAGGCATACCCAAGATCGTTCCAGCGAGCATCGTGCCTACAGGAACATGCCGGATGCGACGTGTCCGCGTAGGCGACCGCCCCCTTGCTGACGCAGTTCTCGCACCGTCGCTCCCGCAGGGCTGCCAGCTCGGCCTCCAACCCCTCGACGCGATGCAGCAATTCCCACCGCATGGCGTCCGCGAGGCCGTGCAGCTCTCCGAGCGTCGTGCAGTCGTGGTGCTGTGAGTTGTAGACGTGTAGGCGTGAGTGAGTCACGATTCCCTCTCTATGTCGCAGCACTCGTAGGTGCCGTTGGGTTGCTTGCTGACGAGGACGTGCGTGGCTCCGTCTGCCATGAGGTCAAGTACGGCCACGCCGGTGGCAACGCATGCGTCAGAGAGGCCGGTGATATCGCTCACGATACGCCCAGTGGGTGCAGCATCCCCTCGGCGTTCTTCTCTCCCCACCGAGCCAGCTTCTCCACGTCGGCAGCCTTCTTCGCTTCCCAGCCGAAGACCTTGTCGAACTCGGCCCATGTGCTCTTGCTCATGTCGGGCTTGCAAGTGCCCGCATAGTTGCAATATCCACACTGCCAGTCGGGCTCGCAGCTTACGGACTTTCCGTAGCTACGGAGCTGCAAAACTTTGTCGAGCTGCGGGGGCAGGCACTCATCGGTACGGCCCATAAATGCCCCCTTGACGCGGGTCCGCGCTGCGTCCAACTCATCCATAAGCGAAACAGTCTCGGCCTCAACGTGGGGCACCTCGCACTCATTGGGCTCACCGGACCCGTCACGACTCACGTACCAGAGCAGTGGTGAGGCATCCAACCCGTACTCCTTCACCAGCTCCCAGTGGTAGGAGGATGCCTGGTGGACGTGGGGCACCTTGGGCAGTGTGTAGTTGCTGGCATTGCCCCGGTGCGTCTTCACCTCAATGATGCGGTAGTGACCGTCCAGTTCCACGATAAGGTCGGTACGCCCACCCCAGTTCTGACGTTCCGCAAAGGGCACCGGAGTCTGGTGGGAGATGAGATCGCCTTTCCACATGAAGGCAGCGGTGAGCACGGCCTCGATATACTCAGCTACGTCGTACATGCGCTGATCGTTACGCTGCTTTTCGGGGGACTCGTAGTCCTTCGTGGTGGAGAGCAGGCGGTAACAGACCTGACGGGGGCACTTGCCGACATCTGTCGCATATAGACGGAAAGGGTCACGTTCTTTATCAACCTTGGGCTCAAGGAACACGTCGGTGAAACACTTCTGAGCCGAGGAGTCTCCACCCTGTCGGGCCTGAAGAAACTCGTCATAAATATCCGCTAGCTTTGTCATGCTGACACCCAGTACTTTCGATGTACGATTTCACTAACGTGCCCTTGGGATATCCCAAACCGAGCACCGACAACTCGCTGAAGTAGCCCTGATGCCACAAGCTCACGGATAGCGCGAACGTTTTCGATGGAGAGACGCGCTGTCCCACCGCGACCCTTCTCCTCCCTGTCTCTCACATTATCAGCCTGAGTCCCAAGGAATAGATGGGACGGTTTCACGCATGTGGGATTATCGCAGCGGTGGAGGACACACATGCCGCTTGTGTCGCCGACAAACAACGCATAGGACACCCGGTGCGCAGCAGCATAAGCTCCGTCGACCCAGAGGCTACCGTACCTACCGCCAGCTAGGCCCGCGGTCCACTCCCAACAGTCGTCTCCCACAAGAATCTTGTCGGAGAACCTCTCAAGTAGCGTCATCGCTTCTCCCTATGCGCACGGTAGTGCTGTGCGTGCGCAGCCTCGTGCATCGACTTGTACTTGGCCACCAGTAGGGCGAGGGCCAGGATGGCATCGTGGGCATCATCAGTAATTTCCCAGTACTGTTTGTCGCTGAACTCGTAGTCAATTGCCAAGTACGCGTCGAGTGCCTCGCACTTCACGCCCGCCGCCTTGAGGATGCCACTCAGGTCGGTGCTCATCGCTCCACCATCCACTGCCGCAATTTTTGGAGACCCTTCACCACGAGCACCACGACCACCACGATGAGAGCGGCTGCAATCACTACCCCGGCTACGGCCTCGACGATAAGAAGGAGATCAATCATTTCTTGCCCCACTTTCCTTTGCGCTTCTTCTTGGTCTTTGGGAATGCTAGCGAATCGTCGGTGTAGTCCATAGCAGTTCCCTCCTTAATCTCCTTGGGGAACTTCTCCGGCAGCTTCTCGGGTATCTTCTTCATCAGAATGGAAACTCTGAGTCCTCGTCGGCCGAGGGTGCGGGCGTATCCGCAAGGCTTGTCACAGGAGCTTGGCCGAGAGGGCTTCCATTGTCTGCTTCAAGACCTGCCTGAAAGCTCGCATCGGGAGCCTGATCGGCCCACGCGAGCACCTTGTCGCACTCAGCGAGGAAGTCTTCGATGGTCGAGAAGGTACCGCCCGAACGCAGTGTAGCAACCGCAAGGGCCACTTCCTGCCGCTGAATCTGCACGGGCGTCCTGAACTGACCGTCCTTGCTGAAGCCACTGCTACCGCCGGTGCTGCTACCAGTGCTGCTACCCGTGCTGCCGCCGCCACCACCGCCCGTGTACTTCTCTTTGGCGGGGAAGGTGTCAACCTCGCCGGGCTGAGCAGGCACGGCATCGTTGATGAACTTCAACATGGTTCCGGCGTATTTCGTGGACTCAACCACGTCGTAGCTTATCTTGATGCGAGCGCCGATGGTCATAATGGCGGCGCAGTTGACCTGACCCTGCTTGGCGTTGTAGCGCCACGGCGTCTGACTCTTGCAAGTAAGTATCACCTTGGTCGGAGGGTTCCCGCCCTGCGTGATCTGCACGTTCTCAACGCTAATGACCGCTATCGCATTCTTGACGGGCTGAAAGTCCATCTACGCTCCTTGGCTGGGGTTGGGAAAGCCCGCCGTAGCGGGCCTTCCGTTAGTCTTCAATAACAGAGTATCACACAATTCAGCGTTTGTTACCCTCCGCTTTCAGTAAGTCGACTTTGCGATGGCGGCGCGGAAACTGATGCCGGTCAGGACGCCGACGACCAGGGTGATGATCTGCACGTACACACTGTCCACAGAGACTACGCCGGCCGATGCCAGCACGCCGATGATGCCGAGGACGATGGTGCCGATTACGGATTTCTTGCCGTCCAAAAATGCGATGATTTCATTCATGTGAACCTCCCTTCTCTGTTTCATTGTTCCGTTCATCCCACCAAGCGGGGTTAGAGACCAGCACCCCGTACAGAGCAACCTCCAGCGCCATGATCGTGTCGTGCTTGAGTTCCAGATACATAGATGCGTTGATGGCCTCAATAACCTCATGCAGAAGTACGGACGCCTGAGTTTCCGGGTGCTGGTCACCGTCGATAGTGATGTCTTGGCGACAGTTGCAGCAGGCCCCCGTGGCATCGTCGCCCATGGGCTGGACGGTAACGCTATAGGTGCGGTCACATATCTTGAGGGTGGGAGGGATTGTGCTCATCGCTCCACCCTCATCTCGTCGATGTGGGGGAACCACCAATACATAACTTCCAGGTTCGTCTCCACGTCATCGCGAAGCTCAGACCACAGCGACCACACCCGGACCCCGCCATCCTTGCGACGCAGCTTCACCACGTCGTCGTCACTGCCGAGCACCTCGTTGCCGTCACGGAATATTTGTACGTTCCGCGTTCCAAACAGGCGGCGGCGAATGCGGGCTTCAAGGATCGTCATTGGGCGCTTCCCTCCTCCACCAGTAAGACGAAGTCATACGTGCAGCCGCCCCACGCCAGCGTGGGCAGCCCACTAGCCCCACAAGTGCCCTGCGGGCCATCCTTCTGCTTGTAATGAGTGCAATTACAACACCGGCAAACATCTGCCATCTACAGCCGTCCTTCCGCGCCCTTAAGCATTTACGAGTGTGGGATGTGTGCTCTCGGATTTGCGCGAGCGACTCCACGCATCGCACTCGTTGCACTGCCATCTCTGGTAGGTGCAGGTTGCCGTGTGGGAGAAGCCCCTGCGCTGTAGGGATGTAGAGCTGCACCGTGGGCAGACATCCTCCACCGAGGATAGGCTCCCGAGGTTGGGATGAGAGACAATGAAGGGACGCAGCTCATCGTAGAGGTTGGACAACAGCACCACGTCTTGGTTGCAATACTTCTTCATCTTTTTCCACGCACCCATGTCGCCGTCTACGCAGTCGCGCCAGAGCTTGCCGTGTGTATCCTTTGGCTTGCTGCCAAGTGCGAGCTTCTCGCAGAGGTCGTTCAGGGAGTTGGACGCCATCCTGAAGTAGCGACGAGCAGCCAGGAGAGTGTCCACGCTCTTGTATGGAGAGGGCGGGCCAAGGTGATGGAAAAGGAACCTTGCAGTGGCTATGCGGTTGTCAAACTTGTTAGCGTTGTGTGCCACCACGATGTCCGCCTTGTTCATAAGCTCCCATAGCTTCTTGACTACCATGTAATCACTGTGGGGATCGTCCTCGTACTGGTCCCAGGAGTCGGGCTGGGCCACGTTGTGGACCTTCTTCTCGCCGTACCACTTATACGAGAAGCACATGATGTAGCTGTCTCTCTCCACGGATATAATGTTGGTATCCCAGATTTTATATGTCCATCCTAAAATCGGGGTCACTTCGAGGTCGTACATTAGGATTCGGGGCGTGCCCGTCATGCGTTCCCTTTCCCGGGAAAGACTTTCTCCGGCCTCGGAACGCAGCACGCGGGGACCTGATGCTCGCTGAACATCATTTTTTCAAAAGGACACTGTTCACCGTAGGTCTCACGATACTTGCGCATAGCTAAGACGATAAAGACGCATCGGTGGTGGTCGGCGCAATATTGTTCACAGACGTTCAAGCTCACGAGGTGATCGTGTTGAAATGATAGTACTTGCCTGGGCAAGCTGTGCTGTTGCCCGACATGTTGCGGTGCTGCCAGTCGGGCCGCCCGTACTTCTTGTGCAGGTAGTTGTGGACTGCCTGCGCGGCCTTGAGCTGCACGGTCGGCATGTCGTCGTGGGCCTCGTAGTTGCCCTCCAGGCAGACGCCGATGCAGTCGTTGTGGCCGAGGCAGTGAGCACCCATGGTGTTCTCGGGGCGGCCGGCGTCGACCTCGCCGTTGCGGCGAATGTAAAGGTGATAAGCGATGCCGCGATCACCGATGTTAAGGTGAACCTGGTGGATTTGCTGGGCGGAGCCCAAGCCTGCGGCGTGATGCCAGACGATGCCAGGAGGACTGCCACGCCGCGCGACCGGCGCACCGTTCCACTTGTAGTGCGGATAGATGATGTGAAGTTTCGGCACGAGGTTCGGGAACAGTGCCGCGACGAGCTGGTCTGTCTTGCGCGCCGACTGCGTGATCTTCTTGCCGTGCTCTCGCATGTGGCCCGAGACGCGCCATGCGAGGGTCGCCTTGCCTATCCCCCACAGGGAGTTCTTGGTGCTGGGATTGCCAGTGTCGAGCTTGTGGACCAGGGCATACGACAGCATCTTCTGCGTGGTCGAGATATTCGATGGCATACATTACCTCCGGCTAGATTTTCATAGTCGTTCCGTAGACTTAGTATACCACGTCTCAGCAAAAAGCCTACCCTCCGCGCCGGAGGGAAGGCCCCCTGTTCTGCTCTTGCTCTTATGCTAAAGTTGTCTTAACAGAACGACTGCGATGACGACGACGACAAGCACTATCAAGATGGTCTCAAGGTTCATGTGCACCTCCTACAGACTGGAGATAAGCTTTTCCAGGGCCGTCACGGCTGCCTTGAACGCAGCGAGAATGGCCTGCAGCGCGGCCTTCAGCCCGGTCGGGGTCGGCGTAGGCGCCGGAGTGGGCGGGATAGGAGCGGCCTGCACGACGGCCCACGCCTCGAAGTCGCCGTTCCGCAGCTTGGCGAACTGGGCGGCGGTCATGTAGAAGTGACCGTGGTCGGCCCACTCGCCCCACGAGTTGACGAAGTCCTGCCCGCCCACGTCGCCGTTGCCGTAGAAACAGTGGCCGCCGAGAATGGTGCCCGCGACCGTGACGAAGCCGGTAGAGCTGGGCGAGTCCATGCCGGAGAACCAGTCGGCGCCGATGACGATAGGGCCGTGCTTCTCCTGCCAGTCCTTGATCTGCGCAGAGGACGTGAGCAGCGAGTAGGCCGTGATGTAGCCGGCATTCTTCGCCGCCTTCAGGCCCTCGCGAACTTCGGCGCCGCCGTCGGGCAGGTCTCCGTGTCCGGCGATCTTCTCGAAGAACGGCAGGATGTCGGCGCTAGTGAAGCCGGGATCGGTGTGGGTCTCGTCGTCGCAGTCAAGCGCGCCCAGCGTGCCTGCTGCCACGCATGTGCCGTTGTCCCCCTGGTCGAGGATGCGCGGCACGGACCACTTGAGGGGTACGGCCACGCCTTCGGCGATGAGTTGTGCCAAGCGGAAGACGGGCCAGTCGCGCTCATCTTTGACGAACGGTTTGCGGCCGAGGCCGTGGGCGGCGGTCATGGGCACCTCACCTCCCCTTAATTAGAAAGCGACTGAGCAGCCGATAGAGATAGACGGTGTGCGCGAGGACCAGGCCGAAGAACGGCAGGATAGCGCCATAGTCGAGGATGCAGGGTGCGAATGGCAACACTATGCGGTAAACCGTGAGGTACGCCATGGCCAGCGCCATGAGCAGGAACGCGGGGGAACGCACAATCCGGTAGAGCCGCATCTGATACCAGCACGACACGAGGGCGATAGCAGCGATGATGATGTTCAGGGTCAGTGGTTCCACTTAGATTCCTCCATTTGTGAATGGCTTCCGCTCAAGAGCTTCGATCTGCCCTACTACCCGACCGAGCAGAAGCGCGCCAACGATCTGCAAGTTCTTATTGTCTCCGGCATCTGCCTCGGCCAGCATCTGCTCCAGCTCGTCGCGCAGCTCGCGCAGGTCAGACTCGGGGATGCTTCCCTTCGCGCCGAGCCACTCGTCCATGAGCCGGTCTCTGTTTTTATGTACGGGTGAATGAATGATTCCTCCTAGGTGCGGGCCCAAGACGCGCCAGAACACGTCGTCGGCGGCGTTCAGTTTCACCAGATCGGCCTGCATCTTCGGCAGACAGTCGACGGCCTTGGCTAGACCGACGCACGCGGACTGGACGGTCACAATGTCCTCCCTAACTTTGATCACGAATTTGAAATAGGTGAAGACCAGCCCCAGTACTGCCACGGCGACGGAGACAAAAGGGAGGAGGGTCTCGTAGGTCTCGGTCATCCCTGCTCACGAACAACGATCTTACAAATTCCGCTCGGACCCTCCGAAGGGGAGATGGGCGCAGGCGTGAACTCCACCGACTCGATTGCTCCTTGGTAAACTCCGGCGAACCTATCCTCAAATGAGGCCCGCTCGTTGGCGGTGGCGTAGAGGAACTTCAGAGCTGCCAGTGGGTTCTCGTTCCACCTACCGGCTTCCGCTCCGCTCCTGCAATCGAGGGAGTAGGTGTGCTTCTTATTCTTGACGAAGTTCCAGACGACGTTGACGCCCTTGACCACGGGAGAGATGCTCTTTGTGTAGTCCGGGGTCATCCCGAGGGTGGTCTCAATGGAGTAGCCCTGCTGGTCAATCGAGTACCTAGTTTCCTGCGGACTGTAGGCAACTCCATTGGCCGTACCGTACACACCATCTATCAGCCAGCTCATGGGCCTGACAGTGGCCCCGTCTGGAAGCACATCGTGCGACACGGAGGCGTACCTGAAATCCTTCTTCATGCTGCCAGTGTGAAATGTGGTCGGTGACTGCGTGAGCCAGCCGACATCGTTGTATCCACCCGAGGTAAGTGCCCAGCCGACACTGTGATTGTAGAGAACCAGGCCCGCTGTCCCGGCGGTCGTCACGTTGACGGGGATGGAGAAGGTCGTATCGCTTACCCTTGTTGCCACATGGGAGCCGTCGATGGATGGAGTAGAGTTGCTTCCCGCAATTGACACGACCTGGGCCGTGGCGGCGAGTATGCCGTGGGCTTCGGTTGTGTCGACGATGGTGGGCGAGGCCAGAGTGTTTCCCGCAATGGTGAGTATCTTGGCGTCCTCGCCCTTGGAGTAGGGGGCAAACAGCCTGCCGGCCCTATATGCGAGGGATGGACGGAAGATACTTGTGCGCAGTGATGGGGAAGTCGCGATAGCATCGGCAGTCTTATAGCGTATGACAACGACGCCCTTGCCACCATCGCCACCCCAACAGTTCCCAAGGCTTGTCGAACCTGCCCCGCCACCTCCACCGCCAGTGTTGATGACTCCGGGGTTACCATTACCCCACCCCAGTCCTTTGCCCAGTCCCCCACCGTGCGTTGCTCCACCGGGGGCACCGTAACTCAACATACCGCCGCCACCGCCGCCCGCGTAACCTGCCGACTGACCAGAGAGGCTGCTGACTAGACCTGCCCCCCCATCACCGGCTTTCTGCGGTGCTGCGGTGAAGGTTACATCGGCTCCAAATCCATACCCGTTTGCGTTACCAGCGTAAGCCCTGACATAGTAAAGAGTGCCCGGAGCCAGTGGCGTCAGGGGAACGGTATATGCTCCCGTCTCGCCGCCTACGGCAAAAGCCGAATCCGTCCCGCCCGGCCATCTACCTACTTGCACTCCCCGCTCGCCGATGCCCGCGCCCATGTCAGAGACTACGGTACCATTGCCGGTTGCCGAGGTTGAGTGGATGCCACTGACGGCTTGGGTTGTTACCGTAGGGACACCGCTCGCAGGAGGAGGAGGTGCAACGTAGGGCTCATACGTTACGCTAACCGTTATCTGGTCGATATAGACGCTGACCGCCGCTCCGGTAGTTCTTCCGACAAACACCTGCATCCAAATAGATTGTGGATTATTCGCTTCTGTGGGGGTGGGCAGCCCAGAGGAAATGTCAGCAGTGGCCCACCTTCCCGATACGGCCCCCGTATCGTAGGCGTATTGTCCGAAGCTCGGAAAACCAAATCTTATATAACTTCCAGCGTTACTCCCCCACCAATAGGCAGCCACGTGCATCCCGGTAATTGTGGCATCGAGGGGAATGGCGAAGCCAAACTGCCCCGCAGCCCCATACTTCTCCGAATCGTTTGCCCCAAGGTCGCATGTGGCGAGATAAGAGTCCATATACTGAAGGAAGCTGGGGCTGAAGTTGGTCCACCGTTCCGACCAGCTTGTCGCCGTGGCGGTTTTAGTTACCGTTACCGACATCAGCTTGCCTGCCCCGCTTGTCCGGCGGCACCCTTGCCGCCGCCGCCGCCCGCAGGATACGGGGCGACCGTGCTACCAGAATTACCGCCCGCGTAGCCCTGACCAGACGTGGGGGCACCGCCGACCTCGGCAGCCAGGTCATCCGCACCGCCGCCGCCACCAGAACCACCGACCTGACCAGCCGCCCTATACATACCTCCGCCACCGCCGCCTTTGGCGGTGCGCGAACCGAAGATACTGTCTGCTCCGAGCCCACCACTTACCCCAGCCCCCCCGTTGGCCATCCCCCCCGTGCCACCGACGCCAACAGTTACGTCCATGCTCCCGCTAAGTTCCTGTGCTCCCAAGAGGACGCCACCGCCACCCCCGCCCCCCGAGGAACCGCCGCCACCACCCGCAACCACGAGAACCTCGGCAGTGATAGGAGAGAGCAGGTTTCCATATTTATCAACACGTGGAGGACATACCAGCGCTCCCGAGCCCGTAAAGGTGTGAATCGTGTACTCTCCAACGTGAGTGATGACGCCTCCAGTTGGAAGCACGTCGCTTGCTGTTTCAGTAGTGATTCGCGCATCGGACCCCGCGCCGATGAAGTCAAAGACGTGGGAGTGTCCGCCATCGTCGATGTCCCAGCGCCAGCAAGCCCTCTCGGTGAGGAAATACTCATCCTTGACGCCGATACATGCCGCCCTAATCCTGTTGTCGTTGCTAATGTCGGCGGGAACTTCCGTCTTCTCGGGCTCATCCCCGATCTCAAAGAGTAGTGCCGACATTCCACCCGCAAACCTGTAGACAGCGCCCTTGCCCACACCAGTGACTCGACTTTCAAAGTATCCGCCAACGTCAACGTTGCTAAGGTAGCCCACGGCGCAGGTCGCAATGAAGCCCGCCGGGAACTCGGCGGCTTGTTCCGTAACCATGGTCGATGCTGTCGCGTCGTAGGTCAGCTTATAGATATACGACCGACCATTCTGCGCTACCACCCAGTACACCGCGTTACCAGCCGACACCAGGGCAACCGACTCGTTTGTGCCGTTGAGGAAAGCGGGCACCTTCTGCGTGTACACTCCCGTAGTAGAGTCCACCAGTCCCGCCCCAAGGGCTGTCGCCGCAAAGAGGAAGCCCCCGTTGTAGGCCATGTGCTCGATGGGGGAGGTCGTCGCAGTGGTCCCGAACTTCGCAAAGGTTCCGACCGCCGCGCCCTTGTTGGACCAGATGCCCGTTGAGCCGCCGCCGGGGACACAGAAGTAGAGACTTGTGCCGTCCGTTGCAAACCCGCCTATCGTGGAGCTGATCGTGTCGCCGCCAATGGTCGCGCTACCCCACGTTACGCCGTCGTCGTTGGTGTACTTGAGCGTGCCAAGGGAACCTCCCAGCCAGATGTAGCCACAGGCCGAGAAGATAGGACCAGCAGAGTTCATCGCCTCGGTACTTACTACGGGGCGAAGTAGCTTGAGCTGTCCCTTGGTGGAAACGTCAACGTAGGAGCTTGCGAGGTAGCGGGAGTACACGGAAGACTCGGAGTCAAGCGTCTTCTGGCCTTCACCCTGCACCCAGTCAAGGTGCGTGATGGCCTTGTCGCCCTCGGTGTCCCTTACGTCGTACTGCCCACCCGGCTGCGTGGGCGTCGACATAGCGGCGTTGAGGGGAACGTTGGGAGAGGTCGCGGTATGAAGAACCGCAGGCTGGGTCTGGTCGAACACGTAGCCAACGGACTCATCGTCCTTGTCCGTGATCCGGAGGTCTGCGCCCAGAAGCGTCACCTCGACATCCAAGGAGGCATCTTGTTCGCGGCTACTTGCAGTTGGTAGCGCATCATCCATGCCTGCACGCCATCGTTTATCTGGCGCGGCGAAAGGGTACCGACGCCCTGCGTGTTGACGGCAATGTCGGAGCGGATGCGGGGAGCTATCTTCTGCGTCAGGAGATACCAGCAGGCGTAGGAGATGATCGGCCCCTTAGCCCGCGCGGGCAGCCCAGCCGTAGTCTCCAGCGTGTCGGAGGGTTCAACGAGGGGGGATGGTCTATTGATGCAGCGCACACGCATAAAGCCTGTCGGCGCACTAAAGAAGCGCAGATTCAGATGATCACCATCGCTCAGCCATTCGTACTTGCTGCGGGCCATCTTTGTGTAGGCCCCCGCAGCGTCGGCACGGGTCTCAACGGCGGTGATGAACTGCGTCTCTGGGGGCAACGCGTACTCGTAGGTGTCCGCCACGAGAGGGATGCTGGTGTCGGCCTTGGGCACGTAGAAGGCGGGGAAAAGGTTGTTGATACCGGCGTTGACTGCCTGCAAGACAAGTTCGTCGGTCCAGCAGGCGTGATTGAACTTCGCCGTCAGGGGGACCGATAGGGCGGGAGCGGCGTCAAAGGTGATGACTCCCGAGTCGAAGTCCATGGTAAACTCCGTAGTTGCCACGCCACCCGCCTCAACTACGAAGGCACCGTTATCTACGATGTACCGGGCCAGGGGGGCGACGGTAAAGGATGTGGTTGTCCCGTCGCCAACGGCGTTCCACGAGCCGGAGGCGGCGTGGTTCTCAAGTTCACCATTTACAAGGGTAACGAGGTCGTCTTGAGGAACGGTGACCGGGGTGCCAATACCTGTGCCGCTCATGCGACCACCTCAATATCTGGAGAATCGAAGTTTAGGCCAGCTTTCTTTGGCCAAAAATAGTAGGTGCCTGCGTCAAGCTGAGGCACTGGCTGTAGTGCTCCGAAGTCGTCGGTACGGCCGGAAGTCACAACCTCTGCTCCTTCAACATCCGTTGTCACCCACACCTTGGCGTCGGGTATTGGCGTGCCGTTGGGGGTAGTCAGGGTGTAGGGCCAAGCGATTGCACCGGGGCCGCCGATGGTGTCGGTCTTGGCCTTGATGGCCGCGATGTCCAGAGCTTCGGATGTAAACGCAAACATCTCTGTTGCATATCTGGGGACAGTCTCCCCCGTGTCCCACAAGACCACCCGACCAGCTAGGGTGGCGTTGTCAACCTCTACGCCGTACTCGCCGCTACCGAGGTCCGTGATCCCGGCTGTGACGCGCGCCTGGTGGGTCGACTTGTCGGCGTTGAGAATCGCGTAGCCCGGCGTGAGGCCGGTCGTGCCGGTCGAGAATGTTATGAGCATGTTGGCCCCCTCATGGCTGCGGAATCACGATCATGGTCGGGGCACTGGAATAGGTGACAAGGAGTGCATCGCCATTTCGCAGGTGGAACGCGCCTCCCGTCATCCCCGTGCCCCCGAAGTTGCCGCCGTCATTCGTCGACATATCAATGCTGCTAACCGTCCCCCCTCGGACGAAGACGAGTCCGTCTAGGGTGGTGAGGTTGGTATACGTGAATGGCGATGCGCCTACGCTGATTGCCGCCGGAGCGGGCTTCGTTGGGTAACGGTTGTTCTTGCAGCGGAGATTGTGGACGTTATCGGTTCCATCCGGGGAGTAAATGTACCCATTACACGTAACGGCGCTGAAGTCGCACGACTCGAAAAGAAACTCTCCAGTGATCGTCAGGCCCGAGGAGTCGCTCACAATAATGGGGCGTCTGGTCGAGTGGTCGCCCAGGTTGACAAGAGTGAAGTGCCGGACGCTTCCTCCCGTGAGGAGGTTGGGCGAGGGGTAGATGCCCCCGAGATGGATACACTCAACAGAAGAAGCCCCCGCCCCGAAGACGATGATGTCGGAGGTAACTCCGTCTATGTCGTACTGCACGGTATCGCCGCCGAGCAATAACCCTCTGTGACCGTACTTGTAAGTACCCGTCCCAGCCGTGCGGACATAATCGTGAAGGTCCCGCAGGGTGACAATGGTAGGCCCTACCGGGCAGAAATGAGCGGTTCTGGTGTAGCAGTACTGGACGTCAGAGGCTGCCGAGTTCTTGATAGAGCTGCTGTATCCGCTGACGTAAAGTTCGTCTATACCGCCCTCGAAGTCCAGGGGGGGGTAGGGGTTATCAGTAAAGGGTTCCGCATAGTCGCGAGATGACCGGCAGTTGACAATCTCGACGCGATGGACGCGCACCGTCCCACCCATCCCGAAGTCCACACAGGCACTTACGGTCAGGGCGTCGCGGAGCACGGTGCAGTTCTCGTATCTGACACAATCTGCGCCAGGCCCAAGGGTCGGTCCAAAGTTGATCGTGCCAAAGGCACATGCCCAATTGTTCTTCACGGTGCAGTTACGAAGGAGGGCGTTTGTGGCGTTGTTGATCTCGAACCCGAGGTCGCCAGCAGCCTCGCCGTAGCAACCGTCCATGAGGAGCGTGCCGACCTTGGCCCGCCCGCCTATCTGGAAACTATCGCCACCTTGGTCGACCGGCGGACGTTGCAGGGTGCTGTGATAGCAGTCCCGTAGGGTCACTCGGTCTATCCAGTAGTTAATGTCATACGCCCCGACGACGGTTTCATAGGCGGCAATGAGGAATCCGTAGTTGCCACCCTCAACGCGCACGTTGTCGCAAAGGATGTCCTCGATGTAATGACCGCCTCCGCCTTCTGGCTCTGCGCCTCGAATAGACACCGCGATGATTTGGTGACTGACGTCGAAGTGAAGATCGTAAAGACGTATGTCTCGCAGGGTGATGTGGTGAAAGCTCTGGCTCGTGCCGCCGAGGGCGACAATCCACTCGATTTCGTCAACGGAGGCGTAGTTGGAGCAGTCGACCTCTAATCCCTCGATAAGGAAGTAACAAAAGACATCATCGGCAGAACCGGCTGCCGAGCTGATTGTGGGACCGGCCGTCGACGATGGCAGTAACGTAGCCCCGTAGCCCGATAGCGCGAGTTGCCCCGTGTTGCCCGGCGGAAGGGTCAGGCCGGTGTGGATGTGGTAGATGCCGGGCGGGAAGACGACCACGCCCCCAGTCGTCCCGCAGGAATCAATGGCCGCCTGTATTGAGGCGCTGTCGTCGGTCGTGCCGTTACCGGCCGCGCCGAAGTCGCTCACGTTGACCCACACTCTCCGTGCCGTCAGCCGTGCCGTCATCACATCCCCCTACAGATTCTTGAGATGACGGGGAAGCGGCCTGACCGGATGGGTATGGCGAGTGTCTCCATCATCTCCAACTCGCCGACGCACACGTAACCGGAAACGTCATTGGTGGCGGAGATGTGCAGGCGGTAATAGAGGTACGCGGTCGTGTTGAGGAGAGGGAAGGTCTTTTGGGTGTTCAGCGAAGCCGCCCAATCGGTGATGTCCGTCTGCGTGTCGAGCGTCACCCACGTGGTGCCGTTGTTGCTGCCCTCGAAGGTCCACGTCTTCGGCGCACGGACGTTCTGGTAGTTACGCGAGGTGAGGGTGTACTGCGTGATCGTCTTCGCCACGGCGAACTGGTATTCAAGCCACTTGGGGAAGTTCGCGGGTCCAGACTGCCAGCAAATATCGTCGACATTGGAGTGGTCAAACGCCTTCCAATCATAGCTTGCGCCTACGTAGTCGCTCGACGTGACCACGCCGCTGGGCTCCGTGGCGGAGGTCATCGTGGGGATGATGTTGGCGGTGTAGGTCATAGCGCCACCGTCCTATGCGCGTCCTGGTCAGTCACTCATGCTCGTAAAGCGCACGACCGCTCCCGCCGTCGCACTCTGGACGTGGGCCTTGTCGTCGGCAGCAGTGCCGGTGACGGTCACGGGGAACACGGTGGGGGTACCTGCGGCGACGTAGACGCCTACAGTAGAAGTAGTGGCCTCCCCCATGGAGACGATGCAGCCGCTTCCGCTGAAGACCGAGAGGTACTTGCTGCCCGCGACCATTGCGTTGGCCATCGGGTAGTCGGTGTTGGCGTTGGTGCAGGTGACTTCCTCGGAGACTGTGCCGAGCTTCTTGAGTTTGGCGGCGGTGACGCCACCCATGACCAGTTCACCGCTGGATGACACGTTCAGGTTCTTGTAAGTCCCTGTACTCGTCTGACCCTTCATCACGATGGACATCTTTTACCTCCTGATTGCCAATTTCCCGTCCGTGGCGCGTCCCACGTCAGAGGTAGTTGGGCGGGGGCGCAAGCCCCCGCCCCTGTAGTTTCAGTAGCCTATGGCGAAGCCCGTCACAACGTAGTCAGTAATAACCACGGTAGCGTCTGCGGTCATAATGCCAGTTGCCGCGTAGGAGTAAATCTTCCCAGTAGCGGGGGCACCGTTTGCGGCCGGAACGTATACCGACAGAAACCCGAGGTCTGCCGATGCCCGAGCCGGATCGTGGAGTGGGCTGATAACTGCCATAAGAACCTTGTTCGGGAACAGGGCTGACAGGTCGAGGGTAAGACCGGCGATGGGAAAGGTGCCGGTACCAGCAGTAGCGGTGAACGCCTTGATGGAAGCGCCGGGCTTATTCTGAGCCCCGCCGCAAGCGGCAACAATCTTCTGGCTGATGCCAGTAACAGCTGCGGTCGTAAGAGTAGTGTTGGCCATTACTCACCTCCTAGATGAGTGGTGTGGGGAGAGGGCCGAAGCCCCCTCCCCACATTTCATTCAGAGGGTCAGGTCGGCCAACTGAGCAGGGTCATGCAGCCGTGGGCCTTCAGTGGGTCGATGACTCGCATCGTGTACTCACCGAGGATGCGCTTCTTGTACGCATCCGTGCCGTCAGGCGTGCTGGTTGCCATGCCCCACTCCATCTGCATCCACGGACGGAAGGGAACAAGCTCGACCTTGTTCATGTTGAGCAGGAACAGGTTGCTCTTGAGGACCAGGGGATCAGGCACAATCTCCAGCTCGAAGCCTAGGTCAGACAGGAGGTAGGTCACATAGCGACCCCACGTCTTGTCCACGCGCTCGACGCGAACCTTGTCGGCACCGAAGCTAGAGATGACGCGAGCGTGAGCGGGATGCACGAAAATCTTGTACGTCTCGCTGCGGTCGCAGCCGTTCGCGAGGATGTTCTCGCAGAGCTTATTGATGCCGTCTTCGGTGACTGCGGTGGAAGCGTAGTCACAGTTGCCGCCCGCCTGTGCGAGCGCCTGAAGGACGCCCTTGGTGGTGCGAATGTTGGCATCCGTACCGGCGGGGTTCGCCGGAGCCTGAGCACCGTAGAGAATGAAGGCGCTGAGGTCGTTCTTCAGCTCAATCATGCGGTCCTCGTACTGACGCTGCATGTTGTCCGCAGCGATCAGGGGACGACGGGCCATCTCCGTGCCGGTCACGGTCAGATAGAAGTCTAGGATGCTGGTGTAGTTGGAGTCCAGCACGGTCGGCTTGTACTTGTTGACGCTAGGGCCGGAACCTTCCTCAACGCCCGTGAAGATGACTTCATAGGCAGAGACCGTACCGTGGGTGGTAAAACCCGTACCGGAGTTGTTGGCCCCGTAGTCACGGTAGAGGGTGAGCACGTCGCCGGAAATGGCGGTAACTAGCATGAGTTCGTCAACCTTGTAGGTGCCGATGCCGGTAGCCTTGCTGGCGTTGCGGAGAATCGCACCGACCTTGACGGTCGCACCCAGGCCGGAGCCGAGAGCCAAATCCGTGGCGCTGCCGGAGTTGTGGATCGTGGTGCTGGACGAGACACCCTGGACGGTACGAGCGTTGGTCTGAGCGGAAACCCACTCAATCTTCGGCTCGTCGGTCTGAGCGCCGACCTTTACTGAATCGAGCATCTGCGACTTAGCGCAGAGCATCGGGTGAAGCACGCCGTCAACCTGACGGCCTTCGGTACCGGAAGTTCTGTCCCAGGTTGCAGTCGGGACTACAGCGGGCCATGCCATAAAGCATCGCCTCCTTCGTTAGTGGTTGAGTTGGTATGCTCTTGAAAGCGACTCAGCCCTGAACGCCAGGAGGCGATTCGGCTTATGTAATGTTACTCAAGAATGGACCGTCATTGAGAGAACAATTACTTCGTCGTATGGAACTCTTACCTTATTATAACACAGGTTTGAATAGAGTTAGTGGAACAGGCCCCCAAGTATGGAGTCGTTGCCGAACATGGACTGCAACGCCGCCTTCGAGTCGCCCTTAGCAATTCTTTCTGCGAGAAGCTTCTCTTCGTCACTAGGAGCTGGTGCGACAACGCCAACGGGCGACCCACTAACTCCCCAAGCAACTCGCGCTTTGGCGGCAGCATCAACCTTTGCCTCCTGCTGATACTTCTCAATCTCCGACTGCATCACCTTGGACTTATCACGGACCATACCGGCCACGCGAGCAAGGGATTCCATGTCCTTGATATCGGCGGAAACAGTCTTGAAGAGGTCTTTCTCCAGCTCGTTTGAGCTAGCAATGAACTTCTCCTTGGCGTTCTGCAACGTCGTGGTGTCAAACTTCTTCTGGAGGTTATCTACGCGAGCAGACAGTTTCTTTGCGAGCTTGTCCTCTTTCTCGGCCTCCACTTCGGCCTCTTCCTCTTCGGCTTCGTACTCCCCGGCGTCGTCTTCCGGCTCTTCGATGCCCAGCACTTTCCAGATACTTTCTTCTTCCTGCTCTTCTACTGGCTGGGCGGCTTCTTCAGTCACGATATTCTCCTCACACTTTCTGTGTAATAAGACCTGAGCCCTGCTGCTCCTGGGAGCGGTATGGGGTGGCGTTGGAGTTCAGATAAGCCTTCTGTTGTGCCAGGGCATCCGCCATCTTCTTACGCAGCAAACCTCCGGCGGTCTTGTCCACGAGATCGGTTGCGGTGGCCACGTCGGCCTGCTCACCGCTTTGCCATGTATATGCCTCCTTGTTTTGCGCGAACTGGCCCACGTGTTGCGTGAAGTCAGTCGTAGTGTCACCACTCGCAAAGAACTGGCGCTCAAGGTCTTGTGGTGCCTGCATCCCCTGATCGGCGAAGGCGTTATTGAAGGCTGTCTTGTACTCGTTGTAAAGAAGTGGGTCGGTCATGGCCGCGTTGCCCACTGCCTGTTGTCCTGCCGAGAAGGCATCCCAGTTTCCGTACTGACTCTTGAACTCGTTGGTCTGCTTTACCTGGTCGAATAGTTGGATGGGGTCCTGGTATTCCCCAATGGCATAGACATCCCGCAGAGATTGGTCGGGCACCGCGTTCTCCCCAAAGGTCTTCTTCCAATAGAGGTCGAAGCTCGCCGTGTCGTTCTTGTAGGTGTCGGTGCCCTTGTAGGCTACGTCTTCCTTCTTCACGGTCATCTTGAATAGTGCGTCGCTCCAGTTGCCATCGAAAGCTCTCTTGAGCAAGTCCTCGGGGATAACGGCCTCAGTGTTGCCCAACATCTCCTTATAGAGAGTGCCAAAGTTCTCCCTAGCCGCACCCTTCTCGGCCAGGTAGGACGTGATATTTATCAAGTCTTCGGCAACACCAAGCTTAGTCTGTTTATCCGACCACGCCCTGTACTCAGGGAAAGCATTGTGGACAAGAAGTGTATCCTTCAGGTCGGAGTTGACGAAGGTTGCGAAGTCCATACTGCCGAGGCGGTATTTGGACATAAGGGCTTCATTATAATTGCCCTCTTCCTTCGTGCCCGCAAAGATGGAATCCCAGTTCCGCTTGAACTCATCGTCCCGTGGCTTGCCCATGGTGGTCTTCCACGCATCGCCCGAGGTAAGGTTCAGGGTGAACTGTGTATCGTCCCAGTTGCCCTTGAGAGCGGCGAGGATGAACGCGTCGTCCACGATGTTGGTCTTCATGGCGTCGCGGTACTTCTTCTCTAAGTCCGCCTTAACCGTTACGAACGCAGCAGCGGCTTCAAGAGAAGACTTCCAGAGATTGTTGTGTTGAGCAAGTGCGAACCACTCGTCGAAGCCCTTGAACGCCTTATTGAACGACTTGCTCTTTTTGACGACCTTGCCGAAGAACTTGGCCTCATCGTTCTTCTCTGGGTCGGCCAGTCCGAACTTGGTGAGCAGCCCCGGCATATCCTTCATGGATTTGTAGTCCTGCCCGAGAAGAGTCTTCAGACTGTCATTGAGACTCTTCACGCGCTTGTAGAAGTCTAGGGTGTCCTTGTAGTGCGTAGCGTCGTTCTTGCGTACCCACTCTTTGAGACGATCTGAAGAGACATGACCCTTACTTGCTAAGAATAGCTTCCAAAGAGCAGCCGGAGGGCTACTCTTTCCACGAACGAAAGTTTGGTAGAAATCCCTCAGCTCACCCTTCCAACTCGCAATCTGAGCAGCAGTGGGAGCGGTGGTGCCCGTAGCCGGGGTGTTGTTGTGCGCGGGAGGGGTGTTGTTCGCCGGGGGATTGCCGGGAGGGTTGCCGGGAGGGTTGTTGTTATCGCCGGGTGGATTGAGGTTGGTTGTCATAGTCAGCACCCCCTTTCTGTTGCTTCTCTAATTATACCATACCCTGACATCACTTAGAAGTGTCCAGAAGGTCGTAGATTAGATTCCCTCCGGCAGCCTTATCAGCTTCTCCCCACTGACGATAGAAGCTCTTGCTGATAGGAGCTTTCGCGTTAGTGAAAGCGTGAAGGTTCTGCTTCATCCAGTTCTGCACTGTTTCGCCATACTTGCTCTCTATGGTCCAACCCTTGTACCACCCGTAGGGGTTATTACTTTTGGTAAGCGCATCGCGTCCCTGAGCCGCTAGTCTGAATGTGAAGTCCCAGCTTAGGGCACGCGTGGCCTCATCCCAGTTGGCCCGCAGTTCCGGTGAAGCCTTCTGCTTGAGCTTTAGAATGTTCTTCGCCGTGACGACGCCGGGAGTGCTGTAGAGCGTGGTCCGCATCTTCCCCCACTCAGCCATCGTCTTCGGACTCGCGTCCACGAAAGCGGGCTTGTCGAGAGCAAGCTGGCCGGTGCCGAGGAGCTTGGGCGCAGACGCCCCGATGTAGGGCGCAAGCAACTTGTTCTTCGTCTTTACAGTGTGGATGTAATCTTGCAGTTTGTAATACTCGGCCTTGTATTCCTTGGTAGCGAACGTCAGCTTCTTGAGAGCCGCACTGCGCTTCTCAATCTCGGTGAGGAAGCCCAGAAGCTTGTTCCCTAGCGCCGGAGCAGTCTTTTCGTTCCAACCTTTGCCGAAGAGCGCCCAGTCGTCGGAATGGACGCTGCTCTTGTAGGGCGCGAGGGCGGCGGTGAGGAAGCGGCGCTGGATACCAGCAATCTCCTCCTTGCGCATCCCCAGGTACTGATCGTAGCGCCGTGAGCCCTGCACAAGCTCCTTGCCCCAGAGCAAGCCCGAACCCTCCAGGCGCTTCATGCCCTCATAGTCATTCTGACTGAGTTGCGTTTCTTGCGTCCGGCCCAGCATGTCGGGGAAGAGGTAGGGGTTGTTGAATAGGTGCTTCTCCCCGGCCTGCTTCAGCACGGTGGTGTGCTCCTTGAGGCCCACGGGCTTGTTGTCGGTCAGAAGAAGGCGGTCCATCTCGCCCAGAGTTTCTCCCGGGAGTTTCTTGTTGTGGTCTTTGTAGAACTTCGCTTGGCGCGGCTTGAAATACGCGTCCCAAAACCCCATCTTGGGATCGTCGGCGGCGGACTTTGCCTGACCCTTGAGCCCCTTGTACTTCTCCGCAAAGCCCTTCTTCCAGAGCTTCTCCTGCGCCTGGTATGCCTGCGAGAGCACGTACTTGTCGACCTGGTTGTAACGAGTCTTCATACCACCGGCGATGGTGGCAGGGTCAAGCAGGTCGCCGGGCTCAGTAATGGGGGATGCGTCGTCTGCACTGGGTTCACGCCTCTGACTGACGAGAGGGATGACCCAGCGATTCTTGGAGAGGTAGTCGAGCTGCTTCTCGCCGTGCAGGTCCCACGCCTTTTCCACGGCAGCATACTCCGGATAGTCAGCGAGCACCTTGGCCTTGGCCTCCGGCGTGACCGCAGAGAGATACTGCCACTGGGCCGTAGCAATGCGGCCCATGTCTATGTTCACCGTGGTACCGTCGGGCTGCTTGGCCGTGAACTTAGCCGTCTTTGCGCTCCACGTACCAGGGAGAAGCCACTGTATGGCACCCTTGCCCGCCTCCTGCTTCCTCACGGCCATGGTGGCAGCACCAGCGTTGATACCTTTTCCGTCTGTCTGCATGGCCTGCCTGACCATCTCCGCGATGATGCGCTTCTTACGGGAGGTGTCGATTTGCTCGCTACCCGGAGCAGGGATGTGGAGGGCTTTTGCGGCGTCATAACCCGTTGTGCCGAGGGCTCCCCAGATAAGTGAGTCGAGCCAGCGCATTTGCGGGCCACCCGGCTCGAAGCCACCGTTGAGGCGCTTGTAGAAGGCGACTGCATCCGGCTGGCCGGTGAGTGTCGAGACTTCGGCGGGCACGGTGATCGTGGGGGCCAGTGGCGGCAGCCAGCTCTGATTGCCCTCTCCGCTGAGCCCGGCGAAGAAGTTCATCGACTGCGGGTTCCACTGGACGCCGCCAAGGACGGGCACGGTGTCGGGGATGCGCACGGGAGGTAGGGACGAGAGTCCCTTCATCAACTGGTGAGTACCGAAGGGATGCGTCGCAAATCGCTTGGCCCACCACGTCAAGAACTGGCGGTAAGCGGGGAGGAACATAACGACGTTGCGCATGTTCTCCTCGACGAGGGTGCGGCCGGAGAGGTAGGAGAGTTCGTCCGTCTTAGCGACGGCGTACTTGCGGGACACCTCCATCTTCTCAAGGCGCGGCATATCAATTCCCTTGAGGGTCGCCATGCGCTCATCAAAGAAGTTGCCGAACTCCTGCTTCTTCAGGTGCGTAGCCATATGCTCAAGTGTCCCGAGAATCGTGTCAGAAATCTTGAGCGGTAGGGCGAGTGATGGGCTCCCGACAGGGATGCGCTCGATGGCGTACTGCACGGGTCCATAGATGTTCTGCACGGTCGCGCTCTTGAGGTCCTTAGGGTCGATCTTGCCGGTACGCAGGTGAAGCTCCGTGACGTTGTGGCTCATCATGGCGTGGATTTTACGATTGTATTCGTCCCCAATGTCCTTTATCCACGGCGTATTGTCCAAACCCTCAGCAAGGAGCTGCGGATCGAAGGCGTTAGGGTTACGTGTGGGGAGCAGGCCGGTGAGCTTGCGCCCGTCAGCCGTGGTGCCGCCTATGTAGCGCGGATCGCTGCGCATCATGCGCCCAAGCTCCGCGTCTGCTGCGGCTGACGCCTTGGCCTTGCGGAGGGCAATCTGGTCGCGCTCGCTGAGGACGGGAGTTGGTGCGACCTTGGGTTCGTCAAGGCTACTGAGCGGGACAGACTCCTTGGGTGATCCGGCCTGTAGACGAGCGATTTCGGCTTCTATCTCGGAAAGCCTAGCGTTAGCCTCTGTCGCGGTAGCGCCTGCTTTCTCAGTCCCCTGCTTTTGCAGCCACCCCCACAGGTCACCGCTGTCGAAGATGTCAAAACCAGTTTCATCGGCGATAAGGACCGCCAGTTCGTCCATCGGCACTCCGCCCTCTTTAGCGTCGAGATACGCGAACTTCCTGCGGTTCTCGCCAATAGTCACGTCACCAGCCTTCCCACTCGGCTTCGACCAGTGAGGATCGTCGCGCGAAATACCACCCTTTGCCCTGATGTATCCGCGCAAATCTGCGTCCGTGATCGGCTGGTCGATATTTACGGGGGCGCGTGCTTCCGGCTTGCCCTCAATGAGAATCGAGGCTTCTCGCTCAAGGTCCGCTATTTGTGCGTCCACCCCAACGCCCGGCGCTACATCGGCAACCTTCGGAGGCTTCACCGTTGGGGCGAACTTGGCGCGTTCAGCCTCCGCTACCAGGTCGGCGTATGCTGCGTCGTTAGCCTCTAGCCAATCCTTGACCGGCATGGACGTTTCGGCATTGAAGGTCTTAAGTGACTGATGTACGCCCATGTTGCGCGTTGTAATGTCAGCGGCATCGGGGCCTATCTCACCCCAATCGGTCGCCCTTTTGATGTCAGTGATGCCGAGGATGTCCACCGTTGTTGAGGGACTGCGCAGTGCTGCCTCCGCAGCATCGGCGGACATCGTGCCCTCAAAGCCAGGGAGCTTTCTCAGGCCCTTGATACCGCCAACGGGGTTGACACCGTTCAACATTCCTCTGAGCATCTCGTCGGAGCCGATGATGGTGAGCATGGTGCCCATGCGCGAGAGCCACATACGTTTGAAAGCGGAGTTGATGTCGGTGAGGTGGAGCATCTTCTGGGTGATAGCCCACTGCTGCATGGTCTTCCCGCCCGAGAAGATGGCCAGCTCGGTGGGGGTGTAGTCGGGTGAGAATGTCTTGGCGAACTGCGCCTCCGTGGCAGCAGTCGGCATACCAACAACCTGCGGGTCCATGATTTCGAGTTCGTGGACGGCGACCTGTTTGGAGGTTTCAGCACTCGCGCGCTTCTTAGCAAGAGAGGCCGCAGTCTTGGCGTCAGCACCGGGGAGCCTCTTGTCTATGTCGTCAATTACCTTGTTGGCAGCTCGCACCTTCTCCAGCACGGGGGCCGTGAGTTCTACGGGGAGCCCAAGCGAGCCCTCCTGAAGGCGGTCGGCCACAGTCGCACCGGGTTTGAGAGAGTATCCAACGCGCGTAGCCGTCTTCTCTACCCCCACACCCTTGCCACGGAATCGGCGTAGGAAGGAGTTCAGCTCATCGAGCTTCGTGGATGCCCCGTTCTCAGCGATAAACTTCGCCGATGCTTTCTGCCCCCCAAGGTGCTTCTCGATGAAAGCGTTGAAGCCGGTCTTCGGATGCGTCAGATAACCACGCACCGCCATCTCGGGAAAGTCAGCAGCGTCGAGGCGGGCCTTTATGAGTCCGTCCACGAAGTCGTGAGCCGTCTTCGAGTCCACGCCCGCGTATCGCAGGGTCCCGAGGACCTGATGCTCTGTGTCCACAACGGTGTCGAATACGCCCTCGGGTAGTGGGGCCATGAACGCCCTGTACCACGGGGCGAGCTTGGTATCACCAGTCATCTTGACGCGAAGGTTCTGCGCGATGGAACGTGCGGTGAAGTGCGTGTCGGGGTCGAAGTAGGCGGCCAGATTCATTTCCTTAGCCGCCTGTCCGGGCACTACATCCCCAACGGTCGGAACGTCTCCTCCCTGCATGTGTTCCCATAGGACGGTGCGAAGGTCCTCGGGGATGGCTGTGCCCGACTGCTCAAACTTGGCCCTGACACCCGTGGTCACATCATCCATAAGCCGCTGTGCTTCTGCATCAGATAGACGCCCGCTGTCAATAGCGTCTGCTACCTCGTCAAGTGTTGTGGGTCGCTGGTACTGTGTGCGAATGGTGCGTCCGTCTCGAAGCTTCGTACCCTCTGTTACAAACCCTGGCTCGACCAAACGAGCCGAGTCACCCGACAGACTCGTGGTGTCGTGTGCCCCTCGTGCGCTTGTTCCTCGAATCCTCTCAGCAAGGCCCCTGATACGAGAAGAGATTCCGGCTGCCACGGGCACTGGTGCACCCCCCCCCGTGGCGGGACCTTTCAGCTTGAGCAGCATCTCGTCGAGGTTGTTGATCTTGGCGAGTTCTCTAGCCGCTGCCGGGGTGACGTTGTAGAGTTCCATGATACGGGATGGACTTGTCGCCGCCGTGAGAATCTCAGCATGACTCTGCACTTGGAAAGCCTTGAGTGCGGCTAACGCTGGGGGACTCACGGCCGCGGCGCCAACTACCGCAGCGGCACCAGCCTGGAGGATAGGACACCAAGCCGTGTCCATCCCCATCTGAGCCCAGAACGCGATGAACTCGTGTTTCGCCGGGTCAACCCCGGCCTCAGAGAGATACTCGTACATGATGCTACGGCCAGAACTCAGCTTCCACGCTTTTGTAGCCGTCTCTAGTTGACTAGCCCAACTCTGTGCGTGGTCTACGGCATCCTGGTTCGGGTAGGTCTTTCCTGTCGGGTCAAGGGTTGAGACCACGTTTCCGGCAGCATCCTTCGTGACGGTCCACTCGGCCTTACCGCCCGGCTTAAAGCTGGGGTCAATCTGCAAGAGTGCGTTAAACCGATACGCAACCATGATGCGATTGGCCTCGGTAAAGGGAACCTGAGCGTACTTGTTCGCCACTCCTACCGTCTTGCTCACGCCGCCGTGTAGTTCCTTGATGGTAGAGCCAACTACGGGGGCGGTCTCGGGGGCGTTCCACATCCAGCTTGCTGCCTTGGCGACGGGCGGGCCGGGGGCGGCCATCTCCCTGGTAACGAAATCGCCCAGCTTGCCAGAAGTGGCCACAAAGTGCCACACAACCTCGGGGGGCGACTTCATAAAATCAAAGACGGTCTGAAAAACGTTACCCTTGCTGACTCCCTGAGCCCCTGCTTGTTCGGTCTGGGGGAGGTTCTCGGTGCCCCACTTCTTCGCGTACCAGAGTGCAAACCCGGACTCGCTCACATTCGGCGGGCGGGCCGACAGGGAAGCCCCGTAGACTGCTGTGAGGAACTGGTCGGAATCAATACCTCCCATGTCCTGCGCGAGTTTCCCGAGGTCGGGACCGCCGCCCTGCACGTTTGTACGCGCCAATATCTCGCTGGCGTCGCCCTTCTCGTGAGGGTCTTTCGAGAAGACAGCCGCCGCTATATTGGCGTTGTAGACGAACTGGTTGACCTGGGAGACGTAGGGCATGACGGAGCCGATGGTGCCGAGCGGGTCGCTCTTGGCGGGAGTGAATCCCCTGTCGGAAAGTGCCTTCTGAACAGCCTTCCTCTGAGCGTCGTCAAGACCCATAAACCAATCGAGATCGCGTGCGCCGGGAGGGACAACCTCGGGCTTTATGCCAAGGTACTCCTTCGGGTTCCCAAAAGCAGCATCCATCTTGTTCGTGGTTTCGTAGAAGTTCCCGGCGAGATGCTTTACCTGGTTCCAAACCCCACCCGTACCGAAGCTCCAGAAGCCGGGATGGTTGCCCGTATCCGGGTCGGGTGCCTTGGAGAAGTCGGCCTTCTTGAACATGAGGTCGGCGGTAGGACCGCCCAGGGCTATTGCGTCGTCTGCGGGCGGCGGGACTTTCGACGGATACTTATGCGCCGTCTGCATGAACTTCATCCACGCATCGGCACCGGGAGTACCAACCCCGGCCTGAAGTACATAAGGGGATGTGGCGGAGGGTTCGAGGTCGGTCATGGAGAGCCCAGCGGAGAGTAGGTCTACCATCTTCTGCGGGCCGGGGATCGTGCCGGTAGCCTGCCACTGGCCGAGTGCGATGTCCCTGACCGGCTGGTCTGCGGGAGGCACGGGTATGTCCGATGCCTGCGGGGTCGGCTCAGGGGCGATGGCGGCGGCCAGGTTGTCGGTGATCGGCGTCCTGCTCCGCGAGAGGATGTCGTTGCCACCGTTCTGGGCGTAAGAGTCGAGTACGCCCTGATATTTCTTGGTCGGCTGGAGTAAGTTCTTCTCGTGGAACGCATGGTAGTCGAGGCCCCCCGCCCCGATGTTGACCTTCTCGCCACTGGCGTTCGGGACGCTGATGCCACCGTGCTTTTTCAGTCCCCCAATCCACTTGCGGGCGGTGTCGATGGCCTGCGCCAGTTCTTTGGTTTCCGGCTTGTGGGTCGTCCACGCAAGGCGCTGCATGTACTGAGCGTCTTTGATGCCCAGCGGCTTCCCCGCCTGCGACTTTTTCGCGATGGCAATGAATGGCGCGATGCTCTTGACGCGACCGGAGCCGCTAGGACCCTTCGGAGCGGCGGGAGCAGCGGGCGCGTGAGCAGCCGGCGGCTTCTTCTTCTTTTTCTTGTAGTATCGGGTGGGGGTAGCCGCCCCTCCGCGAATGATTGCCACGTCAGCCCTGCATCTTGAAAAACGGAGAATCCGCCTTGAACTTCACGGCAAGAGCCTGGTACCTCTGCGCAGCAACGCTGGCGTAGTATTTGAGCCACGGTCCCGCGTCAGGAGCGGCAGCCTTCTGAGAGAGTACCTTCGCCGTCTTCATGGCCCGTGCCATCTCGCTCATCATGTTCTGGTGTTCGAGAGGTACGCCGGGAGTGGGGGCGGGTGCGCCTTGAGGAGTGGGTCCGCCGCCGCCCTGACCCTTCATGGGCTTCTCATTCCCAGTCATCGGCGTTGTGGTAGTGGACTTCTTCAGACGGTCGATGGTCGATACGTCTCCGTACTGGCGCTCCTGATTAACTGACAGTGGTGAAGAACCCTGCCCGGCCATTAGAGGACCCCCATCAGGTCGTGAGCGAAGGCATGACAAGTCCGACAGAGCACATCGCACTTATCGATTTCCTCCAACATCCTGCTCCATGAGCGGCCCCTAGTTCCGACATCGAACGACTTGAACTCCGGGTCGCGGTGGTGGAAGACAAGGCTGCGATCGGAACCGCACTCCTCACACCACAGATAATTCCTTAGCTCGAAGAACTGCTCCCCTATTCGCTGCCTCCAATTTCTCTTTCGCGACCTAACTCGGTCAGGATGAGCGGCTTGATAACGATACTCGTTGGCGAGGTGCTTTTCTTGATAGCGCTGAGGATGCTTGGCCTTGTAGCGAAGTTGCCGCTCCACATCCGTCAGCGGGGCCTGTTTGGCTTGATTCACGCTGATCGGATTGCTGCCTACGCCAGCCATCACTTGCCCCATTTTCTGGCGTTGATCGCGAACACGAGTTGCTTTATCAGTGCGGTGTTACCCGCCTTTTTGGCAGCGGCTAGTTTCGCTTTCAGCTCCGAAAGGGGGATATTCTTGCCCTTTGGTGCGCCCATCTTCTTACGCAGTTTGCCGACGTTCTTTTTCTTGATATGGATTCCGCTCGGGGATTTCTTCGCCGCCATTACATGCCACCGCCCGCAAGCGCAGCCAGCTCAGGAGGCAGACCTTCAGGTGGTGCCCCTCCATCCTGGGGCGTTTGTGGGGGTCCGGAAGGCTCCGCGCCTGTAGGTTCTCCGCCCGCCACCTGCTTCGTCTGTTCATCAGGACTAGGAGCGCCCTGCTTGAACCGGAGGTGCCCATAGATCACGTCGACCTTCTCGGCGGCCCGCGTGATAGTGCCCTGGTCCTGCGGGTCCGTAATCCAGACCGTAACGAACCAGTTGTCGGAGGCGAACTTCTCCGGAGCGAGGAAGGGGTCGCCGCCGAACCAGACGCTACCCTTCAGCTTGGGGATGCCCCGGAAGAACTCTTCGATGACGCTGATGAGTTGATTGGTCGGGTCGGTACTACCGTTCGCGCCCGCCGTGGCCGGGGGAGCTTCGCCCTCTGCGCTCGGAGGCGCTCCAGTCTCACCCATGAAGCCGCGCTCCAGACCGTAGTTGGTCTGCTGCTGATCGGACAGCGGGGTATTGGCAGTCATGCCACTATTGGCGACTTGCTGACTCATGGCGAGGCCCTCGGCCTTCCACTTGCGGTCGCGGTCTATGGCGGAGCGTGTGCGCTTCTTGTTGGTGATTTGCGGGAGGTCGTCGGCAACGGAGTCCCAGTCAATCAGCTCGTTCTGGTAGAGCTGCATCAGCTCCACGGCGTTGCCCTGCCGGTCCATGTAGCTCTGGGCCGCTAGGTAAACTTCAATCTCAGTCCACATCTGACCGTTGACCACGAAGTCGTCAGGAGTAGCCTCGATGTAGTAGGTGACCTTGTTCTTCGAGCCCGAGAGCTTCAGGGTCCCGGTAACACCGGGGAAGTCCTTCCACATCATCAGCATGTACTTTATGACTTGCTTCCACGCACTCATCACAATGTCGAGGCGAGTCTGCATCCGCGCGGCGATGGGGCCGAGCTGGGCGTTGAAGCCCTTGCCCGTGATAATGGAGCCGCCACCCTCGGAGCGCAGGACGGCGGGGTTGTCGGCAATCAGGTCAAACCACGTCTGGAGAGTGCTAGAGAGCTGCCAGAAGGCATTCGGCAGCCCGATGGGGCCAAGGACTTCGGCAGAGCCGTTGGGTCCCATGGTGGCCACGCCGCCCTTGCCGATAGCGAGGTCGGGGGGCACGTTGAGCGGGTCCTTGATAACGATGGTCGGCTTGACCATCGCGGAGGCCATCTCGTCGATCAGGCTCATGTGGTAGTTGATCTGCTTGGCAACAGGAATGGCGTCCTTGATGTCCGTGCCCCCGAAAATCATGCCGGGGAGGCCGAGGGCTCCGACGCAGACGATGGGCACGATGCCCATAAGATTCTTTACCGGAGGATGCGCCCACTCGGTGCCGTCAAGGACAGTGTAGAAGTTCTCCTCGTCGATACACTGGATGACCTCTACGTCGTTCCGACCGATATACTTGTTGTTCCCCCAGCGTGCCTCGATGTCGTTGCCGTTCATAACCTCCATCCACAGCGCCTTGGTCAACTCAAGACCGTCTGGGTCGTAGGACACTGGGTAGAAGTCCTGCGGAGTCCTCGTGAAGATGCGGGGGCACTCGTGCCGGAAGTCGGGCCACACGCCGATGACCGCGCCGTCCATAGCGCACATAGACCACGCGATGTCACGGCAACGCTTGGGCATGTTGCTGAAGGCGAGCAGCGAGGAGATGGCCTGCTCCAGCCGGTCGGCGAAGTCGATACCCCAGTCCTGGCCAGAGTCACCCGTGGAGGCGGCTATGCCGGGGGGAAGTGGACCGGGGGGCGCTGGGCCAGTTGGGCCAGCAGGCAAAGCCTCTGGACCGGAGGCCGGTGGGCCTACGCCCAGCCCCCCCGGAATTGCGGTCAGGCTCGCCGTTCCCGCCGTCGTGGCGGGAGGGCCTGACGTTGCTCCTGCGGTGCCAGGGGATGCACCTGGAGCCAGTTGCGGCGGCGGCTCAATAACTCGCACCGTGGGAGGCAGTGCGAGGAACGCCACCTTGTTCTCGATTGCAGGTTTGATGAGGTTGATCGGAGTGGTGAGCTGGGTGTCCTCTTCACCCTCCTTGGGAGTAAACACCGAAGAGAGGGCCTTGGTGATACCCGACATGAACCCCTGCTTCTTGGTTTCATTGAGGGTCGAGCCCGCGTAGAACTTCAAAACCTCGTCGTAGGAGTTGTTACGAGCTGCATCGCGCTCCTTGAGCTGCGCATACAGGTCGACGACCTTTGATGCCCCACTACTCGACGCCATGCGCCACCCCCTGCATCATAAGCAAACCCCACTAGTTGTATGTATGTCTCTTATAATTATACCACAGGTCTGAATTGGTTAGCTCAGTTCATCCCAGCGCTGGTCAAGTTCGGAAAACCACTCATTTTGACTTTCGGGAAAGGATGGAAGTTCGTCCTGTGGGGGGACCATCTCCCAAGCCTCGCCAACTTGCCACTTGTACTTGGCCGCGAGTCGGGCGAGGGCGAGGATGGCGGCGTCGTATGGCGGTTGCCGAGAATAGACCTTGATGTCCACGGTCCCGAACTCGGGACTCCTGATGGGGACAATCAGCGGCTCCTCAAACAGCGCTTCCACCTCCGCGCACTCCACGCCCGCCGCCTTGATGATGTCTCTCGGGTCGTCAGTCATCACTCTTCCTCCATCAATCGTAGGCTGGGTTGTGGATCATGGTCCCGGAGCCCCCGGTGGTGAACCAGCTCTTGAAGTCTTTGCTCGAATCACGTATGGGAATCTGAGCAAGCCAGAGGGCCATGATTAGGTCGCACGTGCCCTTCGGGTACATGAGCATCTCGCCGATGAAAGTCTCTGCCTTTGACTCATCCGCCGGTGTGGCGTAGGGGATACGGAAACGTCCGTTCTGGAGCATTGCTCCCATCGCAAATACGCCAGACTCCGGGTCGGTCTTGTTGTTACCCGTGTAGGACGGACGTATAAGGTTCTTGTCTACATAGGGTTTCATTCTGTCGTTGTCGATTATCCACTTTCCAAATGCGTTCTTTTCAACGGTAGCCGTAGCATAGCGGTACTTCGCATAGAATCCCGGGATGGCATACATGGGATTACCTTCTAAAAGATGGTCGAGCATCCTGTCGAAGTTGTCCTGCAACTTGAGGTAGTCGATAAGGTAGATATGGTGCTCTGGGTCTTTCTTGTCATATCCCAGTACGACATAGGCCGCGAAGGCGCTCCATCGCGACTTGGAACCGCTTGCGGGGTCGAAACCCAGCAGAATCTCCCACCTGGAGTCAGTCTCCTCGAAAGAGCGGTCCAGATCGAGGCAGCCGGGGTGACTGACGGTCACGCCGTTCACCTCTTCGTCGTGTCCGCGTATCCATGCCTCACGGAAAGCCATCTCTTCCTCGTTGAAGCTGATATTTCGGAATCTCTTGTTGAAAGCGATTGTCTTGAGCGAATCCCGAGCAGCATCGAGCGCCGCCGGTTTCAGCATCTTGTCAGATAGCGAGATCGAGCACTTCTTGTCTTTCCAGCAGTCGAACTTGATACAGGTGAAAGTAGGGTCTCTCATCAACATGGCGTAGAAGGCTTCCGGGTGGAAGATGGTACCGACCACCCCGGTGCCGTAGTAGCGAGCCGTCTTCGACCACTGAAGTCGTTGCGGAACCTTCACCTGGTCGTTCTTATCGCGTTCCCACAGTGGCCGGGCAGAGGTGAGTGGGCCGATGCGCACCCACTCAAGGAACTTGGCCCGCATGTCGGGAGTGCGGGCCGTATCGGGGGTCTCAACGTCGTCGATGTAAACTTGGTCGGACCTCTTCCCAAGTTCGGCATGACTGTTCGTGCCGTAGAACTCGAAGTTCTCGCGCACGTCGCGCCACTGGCGCTGCTGGACGGAGAAGGCGTTGTTGCTCCACGGAACAGCCTTGTCCACGGGCATGAAGTCCCCGAAGTCCTTTACAAGTCGTGGGTTCATCAGTTCGCGCCGAATACTGGTTGAGAAGCTGAAACTTTCCGTTTCGTTCTTCCCTATGAATTGTAAGCGCGCGTTCGGATTGTCGCAGATCGACATAACGGGAATGCAGCGTGTTGACACAACTGTGGTTTTGCCGAAGCCGGCCGGCCAGAGAATAAGGGCGTTAGGCTTGCCTAACTCGCCGGGTTTGTCGAAGTAGTAGGGGGAGAAACCGGGTTTGCCATTGTGCTGAATCCAGCCATTCTCAAAGAGCCATTCCATCTTGGAGTCATGGATGAACTTGTATGCCTCTTCCTCAGTGCGAAACCGACCCCGAAGGACCTTCATGCTGAAGACTTGGTAGGGATCGAGTTCTAGGTCGAGATACTGGCGGGCGAAGAGTTCCTCTGCGTTGTCTGAGTCGATCAGCATGTACTTGTAAAGCTTCTCGTCATCCATATTCCGAAGGGCAACGTCCGGGTCTTTGCTAGTGGGCAGTTGGGTAGTCACTCCTTGGCCTCCCAGAAAGAACAGAAGCCCTCATCGGGCATGAAGACGTCGAAGATGCCACAAATCGTGTCCTCAATACTCACGAGTTGCCCATCTTCGTTCTCAACGCGCACCATTTCACGATCCTGGAATACGCAGTTGTTGCACAGTCCTCGAATCTCACGCATTGTCAGCGCCTTTGTGGGCCAGATCGAGGGCGTCAATTCGAGCTTTTTCGCGTTCTAGACTATCCCTGTAGCCATCCAGCGCCTTCTGACGAGCGATTGGGTCTGAGATGGATTCCAACAGTTTGTCGCTCTTGATTTCAGGCTCCTCCCCCAACTTGGAGAGGGTAATCCCGGCGTCTAGGACTACCTTTACCATCTTTAGGAGCTGCTCGGTACTCAGCGAATGAGGATAGTATTTGACCCGCTCATATAGGCTCCGGAGAGCCTCTCCACCCACTTCTTTCCACAATTTGTGCTCGAAATCGCGGCGAAAGAGGGGGTCGGTGCGGCGGACACGGTACAATTCCACCATTTCCCAGAAATACTCGTCTACCCCGAGCCTCTTCTCGAACATCTCGATGGACTGGCCCCGGTAGCCCGCCCGCCTCATGCACTCAGCCTTGTTCGGCACGATATTGCCGTCTTTGTCGTGCTGTTTACGGGTGCCCGGTCCGTAAACCCACTCGTCGGCCTCCATCGCGACGTAGGCCGCAGCAGCCATTTCGGTCGAAACTCTTTTCTTTTCGCGCTTGAGCGCTGTTGGCTTTCCGACTGGCCTTTTTGCGGGCGACGGAAAGTCTTCGGAAGTCATTAGGTCTGTACTCATCTAGTCCATTGTACCACACATCTCAGTTTCCTCTACCCTCCGCCAGCCGTAACCATGGAGGGTAGACTCAGTTCCAGATCGTGCTATACTGTAGTCCAGAGGTAGACAAGACGAAAACTCGGTCTGTTAAAAGCTCTTGCTCTTTAAGAAAAGAACTTTCCTTCATTCCGGTTACCCATAGCAAGCTCTTGATCTGTAATCTCTACTGAAAGGTAAGAATGCAAAAAGAGAAAGCCCTTTTCTTCTTCTTACTTACACCCCCACTACTGCTCTTAGCCTTAAAAGCTCTTATGGGGTTTTCGGCGCGCGCGATGCGGTCGACGTGATGGGATGGCTCGGTGAGTGCGATGAACCGCTGTCGATTCATTCGCATAAAGCGTCAGAATCAGGCGGTTTACGCGAACAGAATGACAGCCCGGACCCGACATATCAGGGCTGCTGGCCGAGCGAGCGGTACCCAAGCGATGGGCCGGACGACAGTACCCCCGAGTCTGCGTGGTCGTGGAGGGTCGCCCCGTGGCGCGTAACCGTCAAGGAATCCTCGACAGTTGACCAGTGCTCCGATTGCCGTTGCGCGCCGGGCCAGCCACACAACCCCGAGTGCGATATTTCCAGCAGCCCTGATATTTCCTGCGACAGGAAAGATGACGCGACGGGGTGCGATGAGGCTGCGCAAGTAACGGATGCGCATAGTAACGCAGTAGAAACGTACGTGTTTCCTGAGATCGGACAGTTTCCCGGACAGAAAACGGGCTCCGAAGAGGAAAAGCACGAGGATTTGCAGGGAAAAGACGCGGACAGTTTCGTTGTCATGTCCTGCCCCGAGTGCGGCGCGGTGACGGACATCGACTACGGGACTGTCAAGGATAAGCCGCCGAACTGTCAAGCTTACGGCGAGCGCGAGGCGGACAAAGTCCCATTCTCGGCGCAGGAGTGGATGTTCGAGTCGCTGTGCGAGGTCGAGATTGAAAACCTGCACGACCTGATTGACGACCACCACGACCTGATCATCGAGATGGCGCGCGACAGATTCCGCAAGGGGTTCTGCAAGTACGGTAGCACCATGTACTCATGGTCGCCGGAGCGGCGGCTGGACGAGACGTTGCAGGAGCTTGCCGATGCCACCGTATACCACACGTCCGGACCACTGGAATGACCGACATGAGCGACGAATGCCGTGCCTGGGTCGATGACGTGTGGGCTGACATGACCGACTTGCGGCGCATCGCCGCAACCGCATTCGTGTTACGGCACGTGTCCGCATCCCTCTCGCACCCCGGCTCGTTCCGCTACCTCATCTATGACTGCATCGGACTCGGGCACAATGCCTACGGCGACGTGTATCTCAACGGCGGCATGAACGTGACCAACTTCATCTTCGAGCACGGCGGCAAGAACGAGTGGAAGAAGCACACGGAGGAAGACGTTGGGTCGGGGGGTGAGTGATGGCGGGCTGTGATACCCGCCCGTCGCCAGGCGATAAGGAGCACACGAGCACCGAGGTCAGCGTGCAGGACACGGTGCGCGTCTGCCTCATGTGCGGAGTTGCCATTTCGAAGGAGGCGAGTCCTGACATTTACACGCTGGAGTCGTTTCTCGATGCCGCGCCGATGCTGATTGTCTACGTCCATCCCAACGGCGTATGCCGGTACGCGCTGTCCGGGCGGGCTCAGAAGTTGGTGAGGGGTGCCTAACAAGCGATGCCTCATCTGCAAGATATCAGTCGCGCCGGACGCCGAACCCTACTGCTCCACGCAGAAGAAGAGCGGCGGCCTGGTTTGCCCCAACTGCACGGCGCTGATTCGCAAGGGCAACACGGACGCGCTGCGGAAACTGGCGGAGAGTGGGAGCGTGTGGTGATGTTTTGAGACTGCCGACCGCGACAGGGTACGCTGGTATCCCTGCAACGTGAGTCGGCCCCCGAGCACCAAGTCGGTTGATAGCCGGCCGCTGGTTTGAAGTCTCGGGACGGGCGCGGACCTGACCCCCAGCAGGGTCGAGACGATTCAGGGGTCCGCACGGCAGCAGGCAGGACGTAATGGGGGCCGCTGCCCATACATACAACAGAAAGGAGTATCGTTTTGTTTGAGTTCAGCAACATGTTTTCTGTAGAGTTTTCCGCCGGATGTGACCCAGACGCCGTCGAGCCCCTCAGCATCATCAGTTACCTCTGCGAGGCAGGCAGGGCGGGATTCTTTGTCCACTTCCTGCGCGAGGGCTTTCCGCAGTGGCTGACCCTCTGCAAACTAGAGGAAGCGCTCATCGACAACCGGCAGAATGAGGACTTCGTCTTTGTGGTCGGCGGCGTCGTCGGCGAGCCCGAGATCGAAGGCTGGCTTGAGTTCGGGGACTACATCCTGATCCCCTACGGCCCCAAGATGCAACAGGCGAGCGGTGACCAGATGGGCGTCTGGACTCGTGAGGACTTCGACGAACTGGACTACAGCGTCTACGCCTTCTGCCCGGCGGACGATGATTCCGGCATGGTGCTGAATCGTATGGTGAAGGTAGTTTGCCCCGAGCGCTACCCACTCGGAACGGGGTATCACGAGGTTGCTCATGTGGGCTGACATCGCAAGCATCGCCGCCATGCTGCTACTCGCGGGCCTGATGGCGTATGAAATTCACCGAGCAGAATGACATGAAGCCCTGCGAACGCACGAAGGAAGAGCTGCACGCTGAAATAGAGGGGCTGGCCCAGCACTACCTCGAAATGTCCGCAGACGAGTTCCTGAAGCGTGACATCCATGACGTTCCCGACACTCCGGCCGTGCGCTACATGCTCGTTCTCTCGGGCGCGCTGAGGACTCGTGCATGACCCAGATCGCCCCCGACGCCCCCGTGCTTGTCTTCAAGGAGGCCAAGGAGTTGCTTCGCTGCAGCGCGTCGACCCTGCTGGACTGCATCCACGACGGCAGCGTGCCGGCGTTCAGGCTGGGACGTGGCTGGCGCTTCTACCGCGCCGACCTCATGGCTATAGAGTCGGCCGGAAGCGAACAGCGCGAGGATGCTGAGGTGCGCCCGATATGTTCCCACAGGTGAGCATGGACACCGCCAGACACCGATACCTAGGGCTCAATCGTGCCTGATTCCCGACCCACCAGCGTCCCCGAGCCTAGCCCCCCGTATCCTACACTTACGGGCGTTGGCGCGGGCCGCCATTTGAGAATGTGCGCTTTTGCAGCGAGATCACGAGAACTGGACGCTGCGACAGTAAAAGAATCGGCGCCAAGGTGCGCCCGTTCGACGCCGCGTTCTGAAACGGGCTATCAGCGAGGATGAACATGGACATAGGATATCGCAGGCAAATCAATCAGGGGGGGACGCCGTGAGCGCAGTTGAGGAGTACAGACTGGCCGCAGACCGATGGGAAGTCGACTCTCACGACCACGGAGATGAGGCAGTAAACGCCGCCGACGCCGCCATCGCCGATCTGGAGGCTCATGCCGAGCATGACGAGGACAACCTGGCGGGCCTAGAGCACGCGCTGGTCCGGGCAAACCAGCGGTACACGCAGGCCGAGGCCGAGCGGGATTTTGCCGTCGACATTCTCGTCGTTCATGGCCTCGACGCCAAGTTCTTCGATGGGGTCGGCTGGACGACGACCCTGACCGATTCACCCACCATCCCGACGGGGGCACGGGAGCGCATCAGAAAGATGCTTAGTGAGACTGACCGGCAGTCTTCTCCTGCACACCGGCCACCGCCTGATTGAGCGCCGCCACCGACCGCTCCCGCATACGCTCCGAGACGTGCGCGTAAATCTCGGACGTGGTGCTCATCTGCGCGTGGCCGAGCATCTCGGAAAGGGTCTTCATATCGACGCCGGCCTCCAGCATTGCGGAGGCATACGAGTGACGTAGGTCGTGAAAGCGCATCGGCGGCAGTTCCAGACTGGCCAGCAGCTCGCGCCACGCCCCGTTCAAGACTTCGGGCTTCATCGGCTCCTCGCCGCCGCACACGTACCAGCCGTCCGGTTTGCCCTCCTTGGCGGGACCGAACACGGCGGCTGCGAACTCCGGCATCGGCACGACGCGCGCCTTGCCACCCTTTGGCAGCTTCTCGACCAGGCCCCTGCCCACGACGCGGCCGAGCTTGCGCGCCACCCGGAGCCGTCTGCCGATCACGTCAACGTCGCCCCACTTCATGCCGATGCACTCGCCGCGACGGGTGCCGGCGCTCATGGCGACCATCAGGGGCAGTGCCATCGTCGTGTCGCGCACCTTCTCCAGCACCATGAGCATCTGCCGCAGCGACAGCACCGGCCTCTCATCGGGACGCCCAGTCGGCAGCTTGGCCACGTCGGAATCGCAGACGTTGCGCAAGACGAGGTCGTGCGACCTCGCCCAGTGCAGAGCCCCGTGCAGGATATCGTAGTAGTGGCTGACGGAAGACAGCGCGTAACCCTCGGCGCGAATCTGCCGCCAGAGTTCGGCAACGTGCGAGGGCTGCAGGGACAGGGCGCGGATATGCCCTATTGCGGGTCGCAGGTAGAGACGGACTGCGGAGTTGTACCCGGCCTGCGTCTCGGAGGCGTAGCGCTCGTCGTCGTCGACCCACTCATCGAGCCAGCGGTCGAAGAGGTCGCCCATGGTGAGCTTGTGACTCGGGACGACGCCGCCCTCGGCCTGTTGCTGCAAGTGCGCCAGAAGGTCGCGCGCCTTCTGCGGCGGGTGCTTCGTCAGCTTGGCGACCCGCACACTCCTCACGATCCTGCCGGCGTGGCGACCGTAGCCCACGGGGACGGTGACGTGCCAGGAGAAGGTGCCGTCCTTGTTGGCGCGTGGGGTCTTCCCGATGCTACCCATGCGTGAATCTTAGCACAGGTGGAGGGTAGCGGCAACAGAGACCTGTGTTATACTAAGATAAGGTAAAGAACTAATGAGGAGGGCTGATGGCGGCCAAAAAGGGCGCGACGAAGAAGGGTGTGAACCCATTCGCCAAGAAGGGTGCGAAGAAGACGATTACGTGTCCGAAATGCGGGGCAACGATTACCGTCTGATTCTTTGCTCGGGAGTGCCCGCTACAGAGTCGAGCAATCAGGATGCGGGACGAACGGTTCGGAGGTGGGGCCGAGCCAGCAATGTGGGCGCCTAGCAGATCACTTGGGCCAGCGATATTGGTGGCTAGGCGAGGGCGGGTAAGCTGGCTCTGGTGTCTCGGCGGGGCCGAAGGACGCTGGATGGGAGCCCGCCCACTTTCTATCCGGGGCGGCTCTGCGGCATATAGGGTCAGACGCACTGATACTGCGTCACTGGTCGATTCGGCCGGACGACCTCCGCGAGCCGCCCCATTCTAGTCCCCACAGACGCCTAGGGACACGTTTCAGCGCCCTAAACGGCGTTCCCAGCTCTCACGAGGGTACGGGTAGCTTCGAGGCACTTTCTGCGCTCATCGCGCTACCTTTTGTGACGCCCTCGCCTGCCACTATAGTAGCGCCTTCGGCGGCAGCCGGAGCCCGGCTGCTAACCTCCGGGGGAGTAGCCTTAGCCCGGACCACCCCCCTTCTCGCCATCCCGGCACAACTCATGCTGCAATACTTCGAGCCCTGTCTGACCTGCTTCACGGTGAGTTTGTTGGGGCAACCCTCCCTCGCACACAGCGTGGCACTGTAGGGACCCCTATGCAGGGTTTGGACAACTTTGGACTCTTTGGACTCGACTTTGGACCCGATTGGACTCAAAGCCGCCGCACTTATCGGTAACTGCCGAGGATTCGGAACGCCCGACAGGACGAGCAACGCCGCCCGTACCTCTTCCGCCGACCCCGTGAGATGGATAGTCACTTGCTCCATGCTACCTCCTCTAGCCTCCGAGTCACCCTACCACGAAAAAATATTCTCAGAAAGAGGCACCCACTCTACCACAGAGTGCTCCTAAAGAGTAGGGGGGGGTCTATGAGCAAAGAGCGATATGTCCGGCGCTGTGGCTGCATGTCCGGGGCTGTGGCAGTCTCCGGCAAAAGCAAGCTCCTTGGCGCTGTGGCATTGCCTATATGTTTCCTACTGTACTCTCGCTCCTCCCCACTAAGTCACCCGGCCTCTATGTGACTACATATGTTGTCTGATCATGCGTGCGTGCGCTGCTGCGTCGTTGCGCCAGCCCTCCCCCTCCCCCTCCC